CACCACCCCCGCCACCGCCACCGCCACCGCCGAGTGTGGGGGAGGCGTCGGTAACGCCGTCTCCCCCGTTCCCGCCTCGAGCGGAGATCGCCCCGGCGATCGTAGTCCCGTCCGTGATGATTCTCTGGGCGTAGATCCGGAGATAACCAGCCCCATTGCCACCCTGACCTCCAGTTTGGTCTGCGTCCGGAGCATCTCCCCCACCACCCCCTAGACCACAGTGAAGTGGGCCCGGATAGGGTCCCCGAATCTTGAGAGTCGAGACCCCTCCCGCCTTCTTGTCGTTGGCACTACCCGCCGAAGTTCCGGCGCCTCCAGAAGCTCCCCCATTTCCTCCTAAACTCCACGTCACGGAAGAAACTGCAGTATTACTGGGCGCCCCCGCCTGACCAAACGGCAGCTCTTGGTCGGTATTCTCCTCCGTCGGAGCCGGGGGAGAGCCCCCACCATCTGCCCCGGTAGCCCCATCTGTATTAATTGCACCGGCTTGAGCGTTCGTGAGGTCTAGGACTAAACACCGGAGGGCGTTGTTAGCCGTGAAGATAAACCCGGTGTGGCTGCTCCCAAACGTGATCGTATCGTACTGCTCACCCCCCGTGAGAGTCGTGTCACTCGAGGTGACGTTCAAGTCCCCGTCAGACCCGTCCCCGTATAGAAAAAGTGGGGGCGGCTCCCAATCAGGAGTCCCCCCGGCATCTACTCTATAGACGTATCCTACACTTTGGCCCGAGGCTGAGGGAACGTACCCCGCTGCTGAACTCGTCGAGGTGGCGTGGGTAGACCCCCCTCCTCTCACCCCATGAGCATGGACGTGGTCTGACCGACTGTAGAGAAGTGAGTCACCTTCTGAGTTGGTACTGTCCGTGACCTCTAATGCGCTGTCTGAGCCTGGAGGGGGGTGGGTGTGGAAGCCCGGAATGGAAGTGTAGGCCTTCTTGAGAGAAGACCCGCTGAGGCTGTCAGGGGATAACTTCCCCGGACCCGTCTGGATACCTGTGGGTTTGGCACTCGAAGGCATCAGAGGTCTCCCACACAACTTCCTCCAGCGCCGCCGGCGCCGCCGGAGAGCCCACCGGAGTCCGCGATCTGTGTTCCCGCTGCCCCAGCAGAGCCCACGACGGTCGTGATGGTAGTCCCCACCCGAATGACGATTAGGCCCCCACCACCTCCGTCCCCACCACCAGCACCCTCGTTGCCGGCACCCGTCGAGTCCCCCCCAGTGCCCCCATCTCCACCAGAGGCGTCCAAAAGGTCCGTCACGACAGTTCCCGTCTTGGATTCCGTAACGACCTCGATAATTCCACCACCCCCGCCACCGCCCCCGCCACCGCCGAGTGTGGGGGAGGCGTCGGTAACGCCGTCTCCCCCGTTACCGCCTCGAGCGGAGATCGCCCCGGCGGCCGTAGTCCCGTCCGTGATGATTCTCTGGGCGTAGATCCGGAGGTAGCCTCCACCCTGACCCCCGATCCCACCAGTGGGGTCTGCGTCGGGAGTGTCCCCCCCACCCCCGCCTAAGCCACAATAAAGTGGGCCTGGGGTAGGTGTCTTGACATGGTAGGTTGCTACTCCTCCAGCCTTTTTGTCAGCCACAGACCCTGATGCACCCCCTGCGCCCCCGCTGGCACCACCGTCTCCACCCAGGGCCCAAGTTTGAGCGCTGACAGCCGTATTGACGTCACCTCCAGCCTGACCTGGAGACAGCTCGTTATTGGGGTGGTTGTCTGTCGGAGCTGTTTGGGACCCTACTGTCCAAGTGATCGTGAGGGAACCATCATCACCTGAATCCCCGGGGTCTGCATCACCACTTGCAGCACCTCCTCCTGCAGCACCCCCTCCTTGAGTACCTCCAGTACCAGTTCCAGTAGCTACGCCACCACCACCGCCGCCACCCTGACCCCCTGGGGCCCCGCTGCTACCATTACCACCTCGACCACCGCCACCACCACCACCATAGCCACCACCACCGCCACCCCCACCAATATTTACATTACCTCCATCTCCACCTTGACCGTGAGTTCCTCCGAGAGCCCCCCCACCAGTATCACTTCCCGAGGAACCACCGTCCCCACCCGCTTGAGTACTTCCTGCTTCACCCGTATTGACAGCAATACCTCCAGACCCTCCAGACCCTCCAGACCCCCCTCCAGCAGGAGTTCCTCCTACAGCCCCACCATCTGCACCAGGTCCATTACCACCACCGGCACCACCGTCTCTACCTCCAGCCGGATCTGTTGAGCTATGGGGACCACCTCCACCACCGCCGCCACCTGCTACGGCCAGCGGTGTTGTAGAACGGTAGATAGCAGTATAGCCACCACCACCGCCGGGTTCACTTTGGCCTCCAGCCCCACCAGCACCACCGGAGCCGATTGTAAAAAGAAGTGTCTCCGTCGGTGTGACAGTCAAGGTTCCCGTTACTTGACCCCCGTCGCCACCATTTCCACCAGCAATCCCGGGGCTAAAGTTACTCGAACCACCCCCACCACCGGCTCCGTCGAGAGTGTACGTGATCTCGGTAACGTCGTTCGGGACGACGAAGTTGTAGTCCGTCTGGGGCGTCGTCAGCGATAGGGAACCGTTCCCGACACCGGGGGACCCCGCGGTCCCGTCCACGTGTATCGCCCTCGTCTGAACGTTGGCTAAGTTTAGAACTAAACAACGTAGAGTGTGGTTGGCTGTCTGAATGACGCCCGTATGACCACTGCCGAAAGTAATCGTGTCATACTGCTCCACCCCAGTGAGAGTCACGTTACTAGTCGTGATGTTGAGGTTCCCACTCGAACCATCCCCGTACCCAGCCGGGACATCCCAGTTGGGTACCCCATTGCTGTCCACTTTGAGGAGCGCCCCCACTGGCTCACCGGCGGCAGATGGGGCGAACCCATTGTCTGAATCCGATACCAGAGGGTGCAGGTTACCCCCTCCTCGAGAACCGTGGGCGTGCTCGTGGTCAGATAGAGCGTAGGTTAAGGCCACCCCCTCTGAGTTGGTACTGTCCGTGATCTCTACGGCGGAAGCCGTTGCAGGAGGGGGGTGAGTGTGGAAGGCAGGGACCGTGCTGGGAGGAGACCTCAAGGCTGAAGCGTCCGCCGTCTTGGCGGGAACCTTTCCACCCCCCGTCGAGAGCGTCCTGGGATTTTTACTAGAAACCATCCGAAGCCCTCCTCAGTAGATCAACGCAAGTGAATTGAAGTAGGTCGGGGTCGTGATGGAGTCCGAACTGTCCTGGAGTCGGATGATCCCCGTAGACCCCTGGTCAGCGACCAGGATGTCCGTCATGACCCCGCTCTGAACTCCCGTGATAAACGTGGACCCGTTGTTGAAACTGACCTCCGCTTCGATGGACGCGTCGGTACCGTCCTGATAACTGCGAGTTAGGCGACCCGTCTTGGGGTCCTCGTTGTAGACGACCTGAAACGCCTCCCAAACCAACACGAACTGCGTGGGAGTCGAGCCCAAGGCCGTGGCTACGGTCTGCAGTCGAGAGTCGCTCCCAGTCCCGGGTCCACTCAGACCTACGGTCTGCCTACTTCCCGAAACGAACGACGTACTGTTGGCTGCGCTAATCCCCGTCGCGTCCGTCAAGTCGTCGAAAAGAATGGTCGCAAAACCCGGGAAGTCAGCCAGTAGAGCGAGCCCCTTCTTCGCTAACAAGTCTGAGTAAGAGGACGGCTCGTCAATAGATAGCTGGTCTCCAATACGGATGGGAAAGTTGTCCGTGAGGGGGACCTGGTCGTTCACGTCCGTAAACTGCACGTCGTTGATCTGTGAGTTGGCGATCGGGTTGGTGTGACCGTCTATGAGGTAGATCGTTGCCATCTTAGATTACCGGCTTGAGCGACGTCTGAGTGCTCAACGCGATGGTGGTGGAGTCCAAGTTGATGCGGACCCCGTCGTTGGTCAGGGGGCGCCCTTCCAACCGATAGACGTCCGCCGCTCCGAACCCTTCTCCCGTCCCCTGAGACCCGACGAGGACGAACAATGGTTTGGTAGCCCCGTCATTTCGGATGACCATAGTCGTAATGAGCATCTGGAGCTCCTGTCCCGCCGAGACCTCGGCGGCTCCAATACTCGTCACGGAGTTCCGGACCAGATGAGCAACCCCTACGAGCGTAGAGTTGAAGTTGCTGAGACTGGACTGTCTAGACAGTTGAGCCCCCACCTCACCTCCCGGTCGAGGCCCCGACGCAGTGAATACGGAGCCCCCTCGAGTCGTCCGGAAGTTGGTCAACAAGGAGTAGTTTCCGTTCTCCCCGTCCAAATGAACCACGATGTTTCCCGGGGCCCCAGAGGACTGGGAAGTCGTGAAGACCGCGGCGCCACTCGTCTCCGGGTCCACGCTGAGGCCGGACACCAGACCTCCGGCCACTTCCTGGAACAGCAGTCCCAAGGGGTTCGAGTTAGTCTCCGCGTGTATCGTGTTCCCTCGGAAGTCCTTGTCCCTGTAGAAGGCCCCCAGGGGTAGCCTCGAAGTGCAACCGCTGTACTCCGTCCCTAGGTTGAGAAGGCTGTCCAGCGCTCCTAGAGTGTCGTTGGTCGCGCCCACCTCCAGCTCGGGTCTGTCCGCCACAGCCGACGCTGGTGGGTAGACAGAGCCGTCTTCGTACCCGGGAAATCTATAGTCTAGTTCAGCCGCCGCGTCGAAGTCTCCAGATATCCTACCCGTCCCCAAAGTCGTCATGAACCCGATGGAGTCTAAGACCTCCAACACCTTCGGGTTGGGTCGGGTCAGGGAGTCCGTATCCAACTCCGTAGAACTTATCTGGTAGGCTGTACCAGACGTTAAGGGCCCCACCAACTGCGGGATGTCCTGTTGAGCCCCTTGGGACCCCCAGATGTCCCCCTGGTACACGTTTCGGGAGAAGTTCGCCGCGATCGACTCGGACCCTTGAGCAGGGCCAGGGACAGCCAGAGAAACTGAGTTCAAGTTTACGTCTGCGTCGGCGGTTACGTCAGTGGCGTCAGGACGCTCCCTCGTGAGTACGATTCGACAGTCTTCGTCCAAGTCGAAGGCTCCTCGGTCGAACCCGAAGATGTCCGCTTCGACGACGTAGTTACCTACCCCGAAAGAGGCGATCGCGTTCGGGGACTTCGAGATGTCGACGGCGTCCGCGTTGAGAACGAACGTAGAGTCCCCGTCACTGTCGATCTCGATCCAGAACGTAGGACCTTCGAAGTCTTGCCGGAGGAGGTTCGTCGAAGCCGGCGCCCCCTTCAACGTTCGGTCGACGTTGTAGTTGCTGAGGTTCGACTTGTAGTCTTGTGACTCGTATACGGCAAAAAGTCGTGCAATCCCATAGAAAGGTGGGAGCTCCAAACCTTCTCGGCCCAACCCACGACCGTCCGTGAAGTGACGGATTCCCGCCATTGGAATCGTGTATAGGAATTGCGTGTTGTACGCTGCTGGCGTATCTGTATTCAGGTTTTCCGTACTGAACGTAGTGACCCGAGTCCCCAAGTCGGGGATGATGTTGGAGTGCTCCGTTCCCCCAGCCAGACCTTTCGGTACTCGAAATCCAAAGTTGACGCCCTCTGCAAAGTCCGCCGTGTCCGTGTGTATGATGGGGCAGTGTACCGCCCCCCACCCCGGCACGAGATTTCTAGGAAGGATGATGAACGTGGACCCTGAAGCCCCCGCGTGAGCCCCCGAACTGAAAAGAGTCAGGGGGTCATTCGTACCCCCGAACTTCCCCGTGTCCGGCATGGGGCCGTTACTGCTGTGCAGAGAGGTGTTGCGTATCCCTCTGAAGGGGTCCGGAGGTAGGTCCAGCCTCCGGAAGGGGTTGAGAATCAGGGTCTTACTCCCGGGGTCGACGTAACTCTCAGCCGTTACCGGGAGCTGCGAGTTGAACATCGTCTTCCGGAACTTGGACCACAGGGGGGCGTACGCGACACTCAAAGGCGTGTTGTTGGACGGGACCCCGTGCTGGCGCAGCATCGTACCCGAAGCAGCATTGAGGTAGGCCGTGCTGTGGTACTTATCCGGTCTGCGACTGAGCCCCCTACCCGGTCCGTACTGGATGTGGAAAGTGATGAACAGCAGCTCCGTGTTCACCGTGGACTCGATGTCGTCCAACGTAATGACCAGGTCATCGTCCGGACCCGTAGGGGTCGTTACGGAGAAGTTGGAGCCTTCCGTGAGGTCAGTCTCCAACCCCGCTACTCGGATCTTGATTACCGCTGGCGAGGCAGAGGCACTTCTCTTGGGAAAAGAGACCTGGTCAGCGTCTGGACCGGAGACCGTAGTCTTGAACTGAGCTACCGGTATGGTGATGACGTCCCCGTCCGACCACTGGTTGGCAGACCCCCCAGTGTTGTCTACCGTACCGTCCAACCCCAGACCCCACGTCGTAGAGACGTCCTCCGAGGCCCCCGTGCCAGTCGGGGGAGTGGCGATGAACTCGATGGGTTGTAGGACTGACGCGTCCGAAAAGATCTGACGTATGTTGTCTGGAGCGTCGAGCTTGGATACCCCCAGAGCCGCGGCAGACCCAGAAACTTTATCCTGGTAAAAAACCATGGCCCCCTGAGGTCCACCACCACTACGCTTCCAGTTGGACTTCAAAGTCCCCTTGAGGCACTTGTCCAAAGTCGCCTTCAATAGCGTTCGGTAATTGAACCCGTTGGGGTTTACGACATGTCGGAGGTCTAGGATGTCGTCTCGTATGACCTGGTCGGAGAAAAGACCGTCTGGACGCCCCGAAACTACCTCTACCGTTTCTCCAGAACTGTGGACTTCTGCCTTACTACCTAAGATACCACGACCGTCTAACGTCATGGTCGTCCCCGTGATGGACGAGTAAGACATGAACTCGTCCCCAACTTTTATGGTCACGGAAGTAGCCGGGCTCTTGGGGAGAGGAATGTTCGAGGCACTTGCTAGCTCGAGCGTCAGTTGTGACGACGTCATGCTCGCGTCCAACGTCGGAACCGTCGAGAACGTCAGGACCCCCGTACGGTCTACCGCCGTTGGATTGCGGTTGAACCCGCCGTTGAGGTTCTGCCCAGGGTCCCCGTCCCAAGCAACAGAGTTTCTCCTAAACACTACGGTTAGGGGTATGGCGTAGGTGTACCCGTCTACCGTACCGAGGCTGTTGGCTGTCCCGTCCCCCGCCCTCCAAAGACCTGGGTCTCCCAACTCTGTCCTCATGTTCGAGAACGTATAAGCAGTGTCCGATGCGGCCGCCCCCCGCCCCTTGACGTTAGCCGGATCGAACCCGTCAGGGAAAGTCGTCAGTCCTACGAGCCCCGTCACGACACGGATTCGATACTGGACCTGGACTCTTTGAGTCGTCTCAAAGCCTAGTTCAGGGTCGATCAGGTCGTCCGCTAGGAAAGAGTACCCACCCTCGACGTTACCGTAAGTATAGACACTGCTCGCAGAGGGTTTGTTGGTCGTGCTGGAGTTGGGGGCGATCTTGGCCTGCCACACCTCCAAGAACACGAAGTCGATTCGACTGTCCCCAGAATTGGACGGGGGAGGTCCGAGAGTGACCTTGTTCCAAGTATCCGTGTCGTTGGGAGACCCTGGAGGAGTGCCCGTCAACGTCCCCGTGACAGGGACCAACCAACCATTGACCACTGCCCACTGAATCGGGGCCTTCTCCCCCGTACGTTGATGCCCGAATCGAAACCAGTTAGACCACGAAGCGTTCGTGATGAAAGCCTCCCCGTCGTTCACCCCGTTGCCCAACCACCCCGAAGGTGTCCCCGTGAGGACGGCTGTCTTTCTCCAGTCCGTAGCCAGTTGTTGGAGAAAGTTGAGCTCGGAATCCAATGGTGGTTTGGCCATCTGCCAGATGACTTGAGTCATCTGAGACTTACTGGGCTCCAATACGCGGGATGGACCGGGTCCGTAATTGTCAGTCATACGATTTCTTCATTTGAGGGGTTATCAAAGGGATCTCAAGACCTGCGGTTACTCAAAGGATTCCCCTTTAGTCGATAGACGCTGACAGTCGTGCGGTTTTGAGCCAAGTCCGAATCAAACCCCACCATGTTGTCCGCCGTACTGTGCACGTTGGAGACCAAGGCCAAGACCAAAGTTCCAGCAGGACCTGCAGATACGTCAGAGGCGAACTCCGCTATCATGGGAACGACCGTGCGATGATTCGTCGAATCGGACAGAGGCTGCGCCCAAGCTCCCAAAGGATAGCCTGAAGTAGCCTTGAAAAATGCTCGACCTTCCGCGTCGATGTCCCCTCCAACCCTAGAGAGGGTGATGTCCTCCGGATGGGGGACGAGAGGGAGCAGCGTAGGAAGCTTGAGAAAGCCAGTGGCCGAACTGAACCCCGTGACGTTCACGTTGCTCGTCGCATCAAATTCGTGGTCACCCCCAAATGACCCCCCCGACGTGGGATAGACCCCTGGAACTTGTACGTATTGAGACGGGAAGGGATAGGCCTCGTCCTGCGACCCGCTTCCCACAGTCATCACGTACATATGGGAGTCCAAGTACTTTGGAATGACTTGGAGAGACGTGCCCACGATGGCACTGCGAGTCATTTGAGCTACCCTCGACTCGTAGTAGATCGTCAGCTGCTCGTCGTTCTGTGGGAGAGGGCGCCGGGCTTTGTAGTCGATCTCTATGGGGTCTGCAGTAAACCCGTCAGAGTCCAGTGAGATGACGTACCCGTCGTCTGATATCGTGATGGCTCCCCCAAAAGCGATGGAATCTACCCGAATCTCGGAGACCGACTCAACTCTCTCCGGCATGTACCACGTGTCGGTGTCCGACCCCGTGTGCTGTGTCTCCAGAGTTTGAGTGACCGTACGATAGGTGAGGGCAACCTCTCGGTGCGGCGCGTCGATGCTCTGGTCCTCGAAGGCTTCAAAGAAGACTGGAGTCGTGGCCGGGAGCTGTCCGGGGTTGTTTACGGAAAAGCTGTCTGCCCCGAAGTCGGCGGTCGGAGTCTTGGTGAGTCCTACCCCCTTGGGGTACGTGACCACGAGTGTGACCACCATCGTCTCGTCCGTGATGTTCGTCAGAATACCACTGCGGAGAGTGACCGTGACACTCGAGACCGGGACAGCTCCCAGTCCCGTAATCTCGACGTCCGACAGGTCCACCGGGGTGCCGTCTCCAATTTGACCGAAGGCGTCGTTAGCACCCCCAGACCCCCCACTCGTCGGGAGAAAACTAATCGCCTTGACGGCTACGAAAGTCACCCCCGCAGGCGCGTAGGCAGCCCAGTTGAAAGCGGAATACCCGTAGACCTGCAGTGAAGTGGGGTCCAGCGTGACCGTATCCCCAGCCCCCCAGTTGGGGCCCCCACCCGAACCGTCTGCCGGCGTATAGGCGAGCCGCACAGTTTCTAAGGTGGCTCTGTCCGAGAACCTCCGTCTGAGCGCGTCGAACTCCCCTACAAACGTGGCTCCCGGGGTGTCTCCCGTCGTAGTCCCGTCCCCACCGTTAGCGTTAGATACCCCTATCTCGTCCGCGGTCAGGACAGTATGCCCAACGGTCCCTCCCCCAACTAGAGTCGCCCCGACCTCCGTCTGGAGACTGTTGTCCAGCAGGTAGTTCATGTTCTTGTCGAGGAGCTCCTGCAAGTCCCACCCGTTGGGGTTGACGTTCCGGCGCAGGTCCATGACGTCTCGAGCGACGAAGATGTCGTGGAAGAGACCGTCAGGGCGGTCCGAAGGTCCAGGGTCGGCCACCCCCCCGTTGTGATTGGTGTTCCTCGCAAACGCCGTCGTATTGCGCCTAAAAACGGCGCATAAAGGAACGGCGTACATGTAGCCGTCCACCGTGCTCAACGTGTTGGCTGGACTGCCGTCCCCCGCCCTCCAGAGACCTGGATCCCCGTTGGCTGACTGGTTCGAGTAATTGAAGACAGTGACAGTCCCGTCCGGAGTGCCCGGCGCTGTGGGGACTGAGTGAGCGAACACCGCGGGGTCACTGATCCCGTCTGGGTAGGTCTGTGTATCTACGTCGTTGATGACCCTGAGACGATACTGGATCTGGACCCTCTGCGTGGTCTCCGCCCCAACGTTCGCGTCCTCGATGTCAGCAACGAAGTTGAACGTGGCGTCGTCGGCTGACGCAATCTTGACGTTGCCGTACCACCAAATACGCCCCCCAGTAGACTTGCCCGCCCCCGTCGAAGAATCTAGTTGCCTGCGCCAAACCTCCAAGATCACGAGATCTGTGCGAACCGCCCCAGCCCCGGAAGGTGCCGCGCCCAAGTCGAGTGTGTTCGTCCCATTGGCGTTGGTGTTCCCTACCCGAATGACCCAACCATTGATGTGAGCTCGGAGGTCTTGGGGAATCTCTAGCTCGTTCGCCGTAGTACTAGCCGTGAAGATGGCCGAGACTGCACTGGAGGTGTCCGTAATGTCTGAAGACAGCCACCCAGAAGGCATCGTGATCCGTCGACGACGCCCGTTCTCCTGTTGATTCAAGTCTTGTATGAAGTTGAGCTCGGAGTCTAGAACTGGCTTGCTCTGTTGATAGACAATCGTCTCCCAGTTCCGACCTTCTGGATCCAAGTACGTACTAGCGCCCGCGCCATAATCTTTGGTTACCATCAGGCTGCGATCCTCTCACCTTGGGAATTCAACTTGATCCCTAACTTTCGACGGTGCCAAGCAACCATGTCTCTAGAAGTACCTGTTTGCTCCGCTAGGGACTTGTCCGAAACAACTCCCAACAAGTGCGGTAACGACTTCTTATTGCAGTCCTTGCATGAAGACCTGACCTGTACCCGGTCCCCACGTTTGTAAGAGCTGAACTCCACTTGAACCCCAGAGAGACCGCATCGTGTGCAGGTCTTTGAAGTCGTTGGGGTTAAAAGGTCAAGCGCCATGTGATTGTGAGCGTTGAAGTGGCTGGCTTATTTACTACCGGAAAAATTAAGTAGTTCAGCATCGTCTCGAACATCGTGTGGTCCACCGTGTCGTCATAGGGTCCGTTGGGTGGAGTCACGGGGTTCTTGACCATCAAGTTCGATGAGATCGTCCCCCCCAGAAGCCCCATCTCAACTAGAGGTCCCACGGCTTCTGACTCAGTGAAGGTCGTCTGGAAATCTACGATGTTCGTGGGATACGCTACGGGAGTTCCCCCCGAGTCCACGAATTGAGTCGAGGAGAAAGTCTTTCGAGTGATCTCGACGTGCAGAGACCTCTGAGTGTCGGTCGCTGCTGGAGGGTTCATGGGGTCCCACGCCACGTCCCCCGAGCCCACTGCCAAGACCAAGACGCCGAAAGACGGCTCTGTGTTGTCTTTGACGAGCCTGGCAAGCAAAATCGAGGCGTCCCGGACTACGAGGTTGCGGCGCTCCCACTCATACTCTAGAGCCCCCGTGTACGCGTTCCGCATTTCCAGAAAAACGTCGCCCCTGATCCCGGGTACTCGGTCCTGGTAGCGATTCGCCAGGGTTAGCGAAAAGGCGTTTTTTGCGTTCCTGAAAGCATCTTTAATCTTCATCCTTGCATCTCCCGTGAAGCACAGCTTCAACGTCAGAAATGCAGGACAATAAGAGGAAATTCAGAGTATTTTTATGCCTGGAGACTGATGTTCGTCGTGCCCCCGTCCCCTATTGGAGCCGAGTTGTCAGCCGTCGTGAAGACACCTATGGTGGCCGTATCCGCGGGGTAGGTTTCCCACCGAAGGTCGTTCAAAAACCCGCCCGTCGTAATATCTATGGTCTCTACCAAGACGGCGTCCGCCGGACCATCCTCGGGGGCTGTAAACGTGTCCTCCTGAGCGTCCACGAGATCTAGTCGAGCCAGACCCATCCTCTCTGCGGAGGCAAATAAAGCTGCCGTGTTCAGCAACGAACTGGTGGCTACCTGGTCCGGAGAAGGATATGTGTAGAGGTAGGGGGGGTCTGGAATTTCTGGGATTTCGTAGACGTCGTACGCTCGAGTACAGACAGAAATGTCATCTACTTGGATAGTGGAACTCGCCGTAGCAACTTCCAGAGCCGGCGAAAAGAACACCTGTCCTGCCGGGGACCCCAGTAGGCCCCCCGTTACTTCCCCCGTAAAGGACTCAAACCCCAGTCTCAAGGGTTTGGTAGCTAAAAATTGGAACACGAAAGTGTCCGGGGACAAACTTTGAGCCCCAGCTGTCGTCACGTCCGAACTAATTTGGAGAGTGTATCTAGAGACTACTTCTAGGTCTGCCCCCAAAGTCAACTCCACGTTTTGGTTGCCTAGAGACGTCGCACCAGTGACCGCAATCGAGGTGCCGTCCGTCTTGGTTACCGTGTAGTTGGAGGCATCCGTGTACTCCGCGTCGACGGTCATCGCCTCAGAGAAAACAACCTGGACTTTCCGCAAGGATTGGGCAGCCGCTACGAAGGTGGGCATGTAACTCCTACTCTACCGAGATGTCGACAAGTCTAGTGTTGGGATTTCTAGTGATTGTGTACGTGTGGTATTCTCCGTCTAGGAAGTCGAACACGATCTGCCCTAAGATAGACCCGCTGTTGACGTCGAAAGCCAGGACCACCCGGTCTCCCTGGGTAGTCGTCACGAGACCAAGCCCGATTGTCATGCCGGGGGCGGACAAGCCAAACCTCACCTGGGTATCCCCGATTCCTCCCGTCGCATCGGTCAGCAACTTCAGTCGAAACGTAACCGTAGTCGAGAGACTCGACGCATTGGGGAGAGGAGTATTGTTCAAGTAGACCGTCTTGGTCCCACCTGCTCCCGTCCCGTAAGTCAGCTCCCCAGCAAACGTCGTAGTAGACACCTCTGCAGGGTTGTCACTGTTGAGGGTCCACGACGTTCCCGCCGTCGTATCATTCTCGGGTAGGAGGTCCCCCGTGTAATTGAGACAAACCTCATTCTGGTAGGAGAAGCCACTAAACTCAGGTTGGCAGCCGTCATCAAACGGAGCGATGAGGTTCGTCTCCCCATCGACGTCCTCCGTAATTCTCAAACTCGTGTACAGGACGTCGTCGGGGACTACCAACGTGTAGCGGACAGCTCCGTCATTCAGCAGAAAATCCCCACTGTTTAGGAGGTCATCGGGAGAATTTAGAGTAGATATGAAGACTTGATTGACGTAGGGACCCCGGTTCTCAAAGCTCTGCGTTTGGGGGAAGAGGGGAGTCCCCTCGTTCAGTTGAGTATAGGCGGGGACACTGTCCAGAAAGTCGGGGTCAGTCTGGGGTGTAATCCCCGTCGAACTAGACCTGAAGTCTGTCAACGTATGTGGTATCGTAGTGAACAGCCTTTCAGGGCTCTCCATCACATTCCACTGGTTCAAGACTTGATGAGGAGGGACGATTCTCTCATCATTACTGTGCTTCGTAATACCATAACGAAGATATCCCCATTGAGATTGACTCAAATGTTCCGGGCTAAATGCTCCGAAAGCTATTGCTGGGAGCCCATTCGTTACTGTCCGGAGGAACCCAGTACCACTCGGGGGTAGGTTGATGGAGTCGTAGGAAATTGTGAGGAGGGGGTTCGAGTCGACGTTAGAAAAGACACTGACTTCTCCCGTGTTGTTCCGGAACAAGCGGTAGCTTCCAGACAACGTCCAGTCTGTTTCTTTGGCAATCCGGTAATCTATCGACGAGGGTTGTAGGGGCCAAATTGGAGTCAAAGTAAGGTTTTGACCGTCCAAGACGACGTCTACCGTATAGGTACCCGCATTGGGCCCAACATCTACGACGATCTTATCCCCTTGAGCGACTCCCGCTGTAACGAAGTCAGCCAGTGGGTCGTTGAGGGTGTTTCCTGCGATCCCGGCGTTCTTACCCTGAGCCTTTAGAGGTACGTGGTAGTCTCTCAAGTCCCCTAACGAAGTCCCCCTCCAAAGCCCCAGGTAATTACGAGGTTTGGTCAAGACTGCTGTATTGGTATCGACCCTCCAGGCATTACAATAAGCCCACTGAACAACCGACTGGGCCTGAGCACTGGCGGCCGTAGAACTACCAAAACTCACCACACCAATGGGATCGGCAGGGGGTGCGGAGAACGAGCTGTAAGCTAGCGACCCTAGAAGGGTTCCGTCAGCAAAGACACTGACCAGATCCCCCGAGGTGCTCTTTCGGAGGCGGAAAGTATGGAACTGCCCGTCGTGCCACTCAAAAGCAAACTGGACTCCCAAGTAAACCCCGTCCGAGTGTAATGCTACGTACCGCGCCCCTGCGTCCTCCTTGAGAAAGATGCCTACGGAGCGGGTGGAGTCGAAGACTTGCATGAACGCCCCCACGAACCCGTCCCCGTCTGCTGCAAAGCTCTCTACGTGTACGCGACACTCCAGGAAGTAGTCCGTGCTCACGGAAGCGACGCGACTAGCAGAGGTTCCGGGAGCCGTGTCCTCGATGTAGTAGACCTTACCGTCCGTCGAGCTGCCGTCTTCAATTCGCAGGTACCTCCCCAGCATCCCTGATGTCTGTGTGCCTAGCTCCGACCACGTATAGGGGGAGAACTCGGTGGGCAACGAACGCCCTCCGTACGACAAGATAGGGGTACTTTGGTCGGGAAAAAAGCTCAACTGGATGAGTCGGTTGCCGTCATTCACGATAACCGTCAATCCATCAGGGTCCGGACCGTGAGAGTGGGTCAAAAGTTGAACGTCGAAGTCTACGGAAAATTGAGAAGATACAGTCAGGAGAGGTTCAACCTTGACATAGCCCCTGAAGTCTCCCCCAACGAGTCCTGCGAGGGCTGTCGTCCCCGCGTCGGCGGCACTCGTAGAATCCAGTAGGAGGTAGTCCGTGCTGAGGACGGTGGCCGTCCCGTGAAAACCAACAGGCGTCCATGGGGAGGGATCTAGCTCTGGGGCTACGTTCGCTTCGTAACTGACGAAACTGGACGTCGCCGACTGTTGAGTATTGATGGGTTGAGTTAGATACCGGTAGAAGTCCCAGCTAGAGTTACTTTCGGCCTCTCGTGACAGGCTCCCAAAAAATGCTCCTTGAATTTCATCAAAAGGAGAGCTCAGGTCTTTGAGGTTGGGGGCCTCGGCTGGAGTAATCTTCAGGGTCTCGACTACACCCCCGTCCACGAACAGCCGCACCGTTCCCGTCTGACTCTGCGAAATGCGATAGCTGTGTAGGACACTCCAATCCAAGTCAGCTGGAACCCCCGTAGGGTCCCCATTGCTATCGACTGCTCCAGTCCAAGCTCCGACCTCAGCCAAGTTCTCTTCCGCCCCTATCTCGAGAAAACCAATCTGTTTAGCACCCCCATTATCGATGAATCCAACGACGTAGGCTTTCACGTCATCAGAAAATCCAGCCGCTATCCCTGTCCAAACCCCCTCCGAAGTCGTTACCCCGTCCAATGAAAAACGCCAAGCAGCAGAGAAGACGTGGTTGAAGGTCAAGTCGAGAGACTGTGTCCAAAACAGGGGCTGACCCGCAGGAAAGGGTCCAGTCACGTTGTCGTTGACGACCAAAATACTCGACGCTGCTGAAGCCGAACCACTGCCTTTTCTGACCCAGGGAGTGTCATTTTCAGGTAGGACGTCCCCCTCATAGAAAACAGAGCTCTCCGTCAGAGGTCTCGTCGCTGGAGGGAAACCCACCCTATGGTGCGGGGAGTTGAGAAGTAACAGGTTGGGGTCGTTCAAGACAGCCGTGTAGGCTCGTTCATAGGCTCGATACTTCAACCCTCTGAGGCGCGGCGCCGGCAAAGATGTTGCCGTATTCGAGGGGTCATACTCTGATGGCTTGATCAGGACGTTGTTGTAGCGATAGTGATGCTGGGACCCCGCTCCTCCCCCACGGTCTCGATTCCAACTATTGAGGCGGAATTCTTGGGAATTCAGCCGCCGTATCTCGACTCTTGGATTGCAGCAGTAGTCGTAGTCTACTTCGACGTCGTCATCCACGTCGGGCGTGGACGCCAGTACAACTTGGCCTAGGAGACCCGCTACCGCTTCAGGAGTCTCGGGATTACCATTGATGCGTACGACTACATCCGAGGGGTCGTCCGCAATTTGTCCCGTCCTCGGGTCAATCAACACCCAGTCAATCAACCCATCGTTGGCGTCTGGAAGAATGAAGTTGGCCGTAACTTTAGCCTGCTCAGAGGAGAGAATAGCCGCGACCCTGTAGTCACTGTCGTTCGTGGCACTCGCCGATAACCTCAACGTCTTCCCAATGTCCGTGAGAGTTAGGGCAGCTCCCGTCAACGTTACTGTGTTCGAATTATCGAGAGTAGCGGCCGTTCCTGATTGAAGGGTTAAGGGAGGCTTGTTGATGGGACCCTTATCGGTGAAAATACTTCTAGACAGTAGGGGCGTCGTAGCTGTAAATATAGCCGAGTTGAAAGCTGGGTCGAGAGGGTTTCCAGCGACGTCTTTGGGCGTTGAAGCACTGATGGTCAACGTGTAGTCCCCAGCTGACAACCCTTGTGTGTAGAGAGCTACCGTCCTTGCATCGATGGGCTGGATCTTCTGCACTGTCACCAGCGTAGAGCCAGAGATGGTGTAGTTTGACGGGCTGTTGAGGTGACTTGCGTCTATCTGCATAGCCTCGTCGTAAGAGACCTCTACCACATTCTCAGAGGCTTCTACCGTATCCAACCGAGGTCTCGCTACATTCGTTGCTGTAAAGGTGTCTACTACCTCTACTGGGTCCCGATCTACTTGCGTCTGCAAGTGGGATACTTTCAAACGGTACCCAGTTCCAGAAGTCAGTTTGGTCGTAGCCAACTGAACGCTCTCTACCCCCGACCGGTGCTCGTAGTCCACACTACCAGCTAACTGGATAACTCCTACGAAAGAATCCACGGTAGTCGTGACGGGGGAGGAGCTGCCAACCCCGGGTGCAGTAGAGTCGATTGAACGGATGAACGGGACGCCTGTGCCCTCTCTAATGGAGAACGTTCGGTAGTCTATCAAAGTGACATCCGATTCGGTCACGTCGAATAGATGGGAGGGTTGGGTCCCTGTCTCCGCCGCAGGAGGCCCAGCCAAGGGGTTTATGACGTCCCCCTCCGCAGAAGGGGACCTAGGACGTCTCTCTACCCTATAGACTTCTTGGATAGGAGTCTCGGAGGTGACCCTGGGATCAGTGACGCGAAAAGTGTAGGTGTACTCGAAACCCCCTCCGAAGTCCCCCTCATTGTAGACGGATATCAGCTCGACAGTCAGAGGGATCTCTATGCCATTGACGCCGTCTCTCAGGATGGCGTCTCTATCTAGTAGGACCCTGACTATATCAGGCTCGGTAGAGACGTCCAGTATGGCCTGGATCTGGTAAGTCCCTGCATTAGACCCGTTGAGTATCTCTATGAAGTCGTCGACGTCTTCAATAGCGTCTATGGTACCATGGAACTCGAAGGCTTTGCTGAACCCAGAGTCCAGAATAGGGAGTCCCCCTGACCGCTCAGGGACGAACCTCCCTGACGACCCAGTTCGCTTGACAGTATAGACAGGAGTAATGACTAGAATAGCCGCCGAAGTTCCTGGATTGCTCTCATCTACCTCCAGGACGTAGTTGTCCCTTACCTGAACCCCGTCAAAGTGCAGGTTTTCAGAGTAAGTGAAACTCAGGGTGGTCCCGTTTGTAGACTCCGTAGCCATCAAAAATCCATCGAGTGATCTTCACCTATTACCGACTTACAAGTCTTTTTGCCCAGTCGATCGACGTCTTTGAGACCAGCCCAGTACGACCTGTAATCTTCATAGTAGTAGCTCGCCATCTCCCATCGCATGGAATCTATGATCTTCCCCGTCTCGTCCGAAGGAATGAACTCGTCCGTAAAAATGAACCTAATCGAAAACAAGACGTGGGCGGGTCGTACGATGTCCAACACAATCCGAAGACTGCTCTGTAAGTCGAACACCTCCGATGGGAATTGGTTGTCAGTAACCACCCCGACCTGAAATCCAAATTGGTCGGAGATGTCTAAGTTGGCTGACCCGTTACGAACTAGGATGAAGTTCTCTAGAATCTGGAATTCTGTATCCAAAAATAGACCTACCGCGTCCCCCATGGACTTCGGAGTAGATCCCTGGAAATAGATCCGTATTAGGTTGAGGAAAAAAGTCCTGAATTCCTGGTCGTCGTAGTCGAGACCGGGGAGGCGATTGTTCAAAAATATGAGATATCCTATGATTGAAAATAGGAATTCACTTCGAGTCTTTTGGTAATCTAGGTCTAGGTTGATGTCCTCCAGAGCGAGTTCAATCTTAGCCAGCTCGACGGCGACAGCCCTGAGTTCCTGAGTGTAGTTTGGGCCATTGATAGTGGAGCGATAGTTCGATGGCAACAACCCCAAGAGAGTACTGAAGATAGCTTGAGACCTCTGAAGTACTCTCAAGTTGTATTCTTTACCCTTACGCTGGATACTAAAGTTGACTCGGTTAGGGTCTACCGTAAATCGAGCCATGTCATGTCACCTGTTTGACCTGTTTGACCGTCAAAGTAAAGGCTCCCAAGTCGATGGATTCGACTTCCGACGACGGGATGTCATGAGGACCCCTATCATTTCTCACGACATAGCTGACCGCATACTTGTGCTGGTCCGGGTTGTCTGACGGGGTACCACTATCGTTCAGAGATAAGACTACGTGGTTGGCCGTCCTTCGAAGTCTCTCTTCCTCCCTGTCGTCTGCTTCCGTAAATCCGTCTGAAATCAAAGTAGCATCATCCGAATACCCTGTAATGGAAGCCCCAGTCGCCCCGATGATATAGGCTTGGTTGGGAGCAGTTACTACTGTCGCCAAAACAGTACTCAAGACCATGGCCTCGTCATCCTGAAAGACCCCCTTGTGCTCCGTTTCCAGTCCTCCCCCGTCTGTGGTGGGGAACTGTAAGGGGTTGTTTAAGATGAAGGCTCGGTTACTCCCACTGTCCAAAGCCGTCAGTCGGGTATTAGAGCTGAGAACTGATTCTCGAAGCTTCCTAGAACCGTCTGCATACCCCATCCTAGCCAGAGGAAGAACCTGAAAGTCCACCCCTTCCGTCGAGTCGATGCTGTTGACGATGTCCGACTGTGCTAGCCCACTCCCAATGAGCTTGGTGTTGAGCTCGATACTGACGTTCGTTCGAATGGCAGGATCAGCCTTATCCTTCGTCGCCCCTCTCTTGAGCTGCACAGTACTGTCTAGATTGATAGAGTTCTGAATTGCTTGCTTGACCAAGACGTCTGCCGTGACGTGCCTCTTACCGTTGATCTTCTGTTGGAGCTGCTGTAAGAGGTCGTTGATCACGTACATGACTGTGAAGTTTTCGTCGTGGGAGTAGTCTGCAACGACAGTCTCCCCACTCACGATCTGTGAGGAGGTCGTTCTGACAATCTTGATAGGGGTCGTAGCTGTCCCTTGGATGACTTCATAGTCTGGAGTAGGGGTGTTAGGGCCATTGTATTCAACCGACCGGTCTGCACTGAATACTTTGAGGGTCGCTGCGTTGACCCCCACATTACTGAGGGGCTCCTCGAAAAAACCTATGAGGATGTGGGACTCATTAGTGACCGTGATAGCCGCCCCAGTCGGAATGCCCCCCACCTGGTTGATGACCAGGTAGTCCCTAGCGATGGTGCTCTCCCCCGTCAGAAGGGGGTCGTCTGTCTTGTAGAGGTCAAAGCCTTCGTCGATGTCCAAAGCACCTGAGGACTGCCCTGAGACGCTCACAACACGCCGAACGGGTTGTAGCGAGAACGTGAATTGATTGATACTGCGGAAGCGGAAGTCCGCCGTAACGATGTCGTCAATGTCCGTGGTTGGTTGCGAGATACTAGTGCTCAGTCGAAAAGTCTCGAAGTCGACTAACACCAAACCCGTCAAGTCATAGTCCTCCCCCGTAGTGACGTTCCGTACGCCAAAACCTTGGGCGAGGTCGTCTAGAATTTCCACCACCGGGGTGTCGACTGTCACCCTCGCGTCCAACACACGGAAGGTCAGAGTGGGAACATCGATAATTTGGCATCGAACATCCTGGGCGATCTCAAAACTGAAGGCAAACTTTTCAGTGACCGTCCGCTCCCTAAGCCCTTGAACCCAGGCGTCTACTTTACCCCCAATGTGCTTCCTACGGACCTCGTCATAGTCCCGCATCATGAGGGGGTCGCCCGACTTGACGATCTTGTTTTTGACAATCCCTGTGGTTTCAGCCGCCAGGGCGGCATAACCCCCTTCCGTGCCAGAGTCTACGGAGACAAACCCCAATTGGGCTCTAGCTGCGAGCTCTGCATTACTCTCACGGTCCGAGCCAAAAGTCGTAGCCTCTCGGTTGATGACCGAAAGGCCTGAAACTCCCGAGACGACGTTGATGATTTGCCCCGCCGACCGATTACCATTTTCCCCCGCGACTTCAGCAGTAATATCGACTATGACCTCGTACTGCTGAGTATCGAAGTTGAAGAAAGCATCCGCCTCATCGGCTGAAAGCGTAAAGGTACCCCCCACGATGTAGCGGACGGAAGGCAGCCCCTGATCGGGATCGGCATTCGTAGAAACACTCGAACCCGAAGCGATTATGATGTCTTTGGTAGGTCTGACAGAAGTGTAGTAGACTACTTGCCCCACCGAAGGTCGACCAGAGAGCCTCGTCTTTTGGAAGTTACTGGCTAGCTTCTCGAATTGAGTATCGATGAGAGTTTGAACGGCTGAATCTGTACTCAAGCCCAAGGCGTTCTTCAGGGCTTGCTTGTAAGAGCTCCCAACTACCGGGTCTGAAACGCCGTCATTGTTGGCGTCGTCAATCTGTAGAAGCGTCAAGAAACTCTGGGAACGGTGGACGAAGTCCATCATGAACCACAGGCGCTCAGCTTCACTGGCGAAGGGGTCTATGGACACGTCCTTCGTCGTAGACCCCGGAATGAGACTGATCTCCTCATTGACACGCAAAATTGCTGATATGTAGGAGAGAGTGATGTCACTGGCCGTTCGTCCTGGTAAGTCTCGAATGTTGGTGTCCAAGATGAAAGGAGAACCCAGAACTTCTTGAGAATGGGGAGTCTCGATCTCTATGTTCTGTACTGTATCATACAAGACGGCCGTTACCGTGTAGTACAAGGGTTCCGAGCTGTCGACGTCGGAAAATTGGTCAGAGTTGATGGTGTTACTTGCCAACGTACCAGAACGACTGTGGACAAACCCGATGAAGTCTGTGAAGGTTCGGCTAGAAAGAGTGTTCTGGAATTTCAAGTCGTTGACGACTGTCGTAATGTCTGTAGTCTTGTTGATGACTGTGTGGAGAACTTGACCAAACTCGTCCTCTTCGGTCACAGTTGTTCGAATCGAGGTGGCCCCCATGGATGGGGTGTACGTGGCACCCCCCGCTTCCAATTCCAGGAGGTCCTCTTCCTGGGTCATCACCGCCGTGACGAGAGCTGAGTTGACTTTGAAGCGTCCAGAAGTCCCTCCCTCCTCGACAGACGCGTAGAAGTTGAACCCCTGGAATTCCAAGGTACTCCCAAAAGTCTGACCGTCTGAAACCACTACTGTATTAGGCTTCGCTGCTAGGATATTGACCGTACCGCGCCCTCTACGCACCCTAATCCCAGTAGGTATGAAGAGTGCAGCATCATCCGAGTCTTGTATCCTAGTAATTTCTGCCGTTGAAACAGCACTGACGCCCCCCACGAGGTCAATCGCCCGCAACGAGATCGTATTGGCCCCCAGCTTCAACTCCAACCCTTCTGGGAAGGATACTGGGTTAGGCACACTGAACGCCATGCCACTAAAGGAGATCAACGCCGCGTCCGAAACAAAAGCAGCCCCGTTGATGGATACCTGGATATCCACAATGTTGGTAGATACCGTCCCCGTGACGAAAAGCGTTTCCAAATTAGTCGTGAGAACTTGGTTCGTGGAAAAGCTACCGTCTCGGGACTCGATTAGAGGTGCGTCAGCCATATATTACAGAGCCTACTCAACAGTAGAACTTAAACCTCGAGGGGAACTGGAAGTTGAAGTCCCCTGGTCACTTGAATAGGGCTATCAGACCTATTCTGAACGAGAGCGTTCACGAAAATTATGGTCGGGTCTTGGGGGTCTACTTCCAGATTTACTACTAACAGCCGGAACGGGTACTCCTCATCCGTAACGTCCTGTATTTTTTCCTGCTGCTTCTTGATACTCTGCCACCTCTTGAAAGCGTCTTGTACATCGTTGAGGATGAGGTTCTGGAGAAGTCCTTGGTTCGTGACCTTTTTACCGATAGCCTCCAACAAGCCCGTGCCGTACCACGTGTGAAAAGGGTTGGACCCCTTGTCCGTGTAGGTGATCTTGAGAACCTCTTGAACGAGGAGTTCAGCGTTCCGGGCTTTGACAACCTCTCCAAAGCGGCGGTCGTACCTCCAGTCGTTTTCTATCCCCACCCCCTCACACCGCCTACACTCCTGACGTAAGGTCGTATAGGAGATCTCGACATAGTCGTTAGTCCCGTTGATGGGAGAGTCAAAAACGATGAGTCTAGCAGGGCGGTCCGCTAGGGTATTCGGGTCCGTGACTAAAGACCAAGAAGGGACGGTCTGCTGCCCACGGTAGACCCTATCGGGCGTAAGACCGAGAATGGGGCCTAGAGTACTACTAGGAAAGATGAGACGGGCCGCTTTGCCCCTGGTAGACGTCTTAGCCTGAACTTGACCCCTCTTCGTAACGGAGAAGGAGGCCCCACTTATCTTACTCGAGAGGTCCCTCGCCAAGGACGCCGCGGAGATCACTTTTCCAGCAGCGGCAGTAACTGTCTGTACCGCCCCGTTGTCAACAGCGATGGACAGGCTGTCATTGACCCCAGCTTGAATGCTGTAAGGCCCAGGGATAGACCCCTTTCCGACCGCTGGGACGCGAACCCCAGCAGGAGTCACGTTGGCTACCCCATTGAGTCGAACTCGCACCGAGGCTGAGTTCGAGATAGGCCTCAAAGGCTTGACGATGACTCGGTCAGGGTTGAAAAAAAGCGCCTCTTCTACTACGTGGTGCGTGCAAACCTGGTCTATCTTTCGATCAAAGCTCATATCGAACCAGAACCCTTCGTACCCCCGGGACCGATAAACCCAGTATCCTGCCGGCGAGGGAGGTCGGCCGTCCTCCGAGGTCCTCCTACCTGCGGGTCTACCGATGGCTCCACGTCGTATTGACTGAAAGGGGCGTACGTGTTGAGACCCAACGGGTCAGTCCCGTTGTCATTGTAAATGGCTCGATAGGTAGGGTCACCAAGTAGGTTTTGAACCTGGTCGGCTACGAACTCCAACGACCCCTCTAGAGTCCCAACCTCCTGATAGAGCTGTAACGTGACCAGTTCCTTAGTTAACTGGTCCGAATAGTCCAGACTTCGACGAATCTTTCGCTCCAGTGCCTCAAATCGTCGGTGCAGGGTCTCTTGGAGGGGACCCCTCAAAGACCGCACTAGCTCTGCACTAAAAGCGTCCCTAAGCCCTTTTGTCGGTAGGACCTCCCCACTGGACATCATCGATGCCGGTAGCGTCTCAGACCCCTTCCGAACGAATACAGCCTGGTCCATAGTTCGAGATCGCAAGTCCAAAAATGGATTGCCCCCCAACACCTCATAGGCTGCTAACAACTTGGCCAAGTAGGAGGTAGTGGGATTTGCTACTACCTCACTGGGAAGGTTGTTGGCGTCAAACGTAAAGCTGAGACTCCCTATTCGGACCTGCTCCCGACGAATATGGTTGATCCGAGCCTCGACGTACGGCACCTGAGACCTAGCGAACGCTATGAAGCGGTCGAACTGGGACTTGTTGAATGTACCTAAAAAGTCGTAGCTCACACCTTAAAACCCTTATCCAAAGATGACTGAAAAGGCGGTTTTGAATGCTTTGACATTTGGGGCGACATAGGCTAGCGCCACCCCACTGGAGTACCCACCAGGTCCGGTCAAGGGGGCTGTGCCTCCTGCCGTATCAACTGCCTGTATCCAATTCTGCACTGTCCCCCCAATCTCAGGGACATGAAGTACGAAGGCTGAGAACTGTAGGGTCTCGATGAGGTTGAGAACCGATATGAGGAAAGCTAAGGTATCCTCCAGAGTGTTGATCTTTTGCTCTAACAAGTCGGTAAAAGCATTGATCTCCCCTAGGACCCCATTGAAAGCATCGGCCAAAGCCTGAATCTTATCTAAGATACCATAGATGATCTGACCCGCCCAAGGGACTATGTCCCGTAGGGGCGCGACAGATAGCCAATTGGGGGGGATCCCCTGAAACAAGAGAGGAACTAAGTAATTTACCACCCCCAAGAGTTCCTCCCTAAACTGGGTGTCTGTGTAGGCAGCCACAAAAATGTTGGCTTTCTCCACGTCCGTCGTATCCATATCGGTTAACTTCTGGATCGCGGCCAGAGTCGTAGACTCCCCCAGAGGGGTCTGCGGGTTCGGGGACTCCATCAAGGACTGAAAACGTAGAACCACAGAAGCCTCCGAGTCCAACATCCTCGACCCCACGAGATCGGCCAACTCAATGGACTTCTTGAGTACTTTGAAGTCCTCCCACGGAAAGTCTCGCGAGTTCAGGGCCAACCCCTCATTGATGGTAGACGCGCTGACCAACGTCCCCCGAATGAGGTCGGCGTTCACCGTTTTGGCCATACCCGCGTGCTTGGACAGGGACCCCGCCCCTATGGCAGGAGAAGTCTCGGGACCTACTTCTCGATGAAAGTCGCAAGTGAAAGCCGCTTGAAAGACTCTCTGTAAACTGTCTATGACATCAAAGGTCCCGGTAATGGGTTGGGGTAGCCTCGTATGAAGAATCCCAGTTGCTTTGCCAGCCAGAATAGGGGACTCATCCGCTGAAGGCCAGGTAACACTTGGGACTTGGTTGTCAGTAGGGACGGGGTCTCCCCAGTTCAGCTGCCCGTTCCCATCGATGTCCAGGTCCCCACTGAAAGCTCGAACCCGGTAGTAGTAGGTCTTGTTGGGTTCAACGTCCGTGTCGACGTACCGAAACTTGCCTAATTGACCTGAAATATTGGCCAGTGTCGACTGGTCCAAAACAATGTAGTCCGTGAACTTAGTAACAGGCTCTTGGAAGTTGTCTCGCAGGATGTCTCGTTTGATGATTGTATGCCCCCCTACCGTACGTACCTCCCTCCCAAATTCCACAGTGCCAGCCCGACTTGCATTCTTGATGTCTGCTATGTCGATGAGTTGAGCAGCAGGATTTATCTCCACCGAGCGCTCGATCAAAAACTTCGACGGGATAAACTCCTTAGCCACCCTGTCGATGACGTCTCCGAAGCTGGGGTCTGGAGTCTCCTGAGAAGTGGGTAACGACCAGGTCAAAGCTATCGACGTCGCAGAATCGATGAATACTCGGGCTACTGACAAAAGAGGGTCCCCACTCGCACTCAACGGGGAGACCTGAAGGTTTCGAGGGGTCTCATACCTGGGAGTCTCGAACTCCCTGGAGAAGAACCTCAACAGCTGTTGAATCCTACCCAAAATCGCCGAAAGTGAGTCCGCCTGGACTACTAGGAGTACAAATCCCCCCTGCGCAGACCCTTGTCGGGGCTGGGGTCTTTTGGGGTCCTTGCTGTCCACGAGACTCGACTTGAAGACGTTGATGAAAGAGTCGTACCCCTTGATGTAGTTGAAGTTGGGGTCTGCTATGGGGTTTGGGACATGATACAACGCAAAAATCCCCGATACAGTCAAGGCTAAGACCATCTCCTCTATGAGGCCGATCAAAGCTTCTACCAATGCTTTGAGGGGGTTGCCGAAGTCTACTAGAAAGACCTTGATGGTGTCGAGTATGGCCTTCAGGACATCCAAGAAGATCATCAGCTGCTCGAGAATGTTTCGAGCCGGTTCTAGGAGGTCTTTACCGGGGACCTGAACTTGGAAGGTTTGCCAATTAGCCATCTACTCAGCTTCCGTACTTCAACTTTCTCAACTTCTTACGCTCATGCTCTATCTGCTTCCTAGTAGCTTCAATAGTCAATTGGACCACCTCTGCCATACGGTCGTGTATCCCCAGCCTTTGACGGTACTGCCACTTCGGCTTCACGCCGATGTCAGGATCTTCGTCAGGTCCGATATCAGGGCCGTCAGAGCTTCCTCCCTGTCCTCCACTGCGCGCACTTTCCTCGTCAGTATTCCCGTCCCTAGGTTGATCCTGCCGTCGATCCATACGAACCTCGTGTTGTAGAGGCGGTCGATGTCATTCAGCACCGCCTCGATGTTGGAAGTATCTATGCCTGCCTGCGTTACTCTTGCCGTATTTTCCGAAACCCTAGTCGTAATGTCTGAAGCCCGAACCGTCTGCGCGTAAGCTCCGGCGTCGTTCTCTACCGTAACCGTAGCCAACCTCCCCAACAAAGTATTGACTTCAGCCAAGGAGGTCTGAGAGTTAGTCAGTACGTCAAAGACCTCATTCAAGCCAGTCAAACTGATGCCAGAGACTCGAATGACTCGATAGGAAAGACTCCCCGCGGCCTCGGTAAAGGTACCCCCTACGGTCAACTCCGTAGCACTGTCGATGGAAGCTACGGCATAGAACCCGGCATCGGCTCCAGACGTGATGTGGAGGTAGTCCGTGAGAGATACCCCGTCCGCCTCGAAGTCAGCCGTAAGGTCTTCGAAAGTACTGGAGAGGACCGTACTCCCCGCCGCTGAACTAGAGATATCCGTTCCTACTGAGTCGACATAATCTTCCAAGGCGTTGATCTCAGAACTTGCGTCATCGCTGAGGACGTCCTTCTGCTTCTCCAAGTTGAGTCGTTCCAATTCGGCAGAAGAGGTAGAAGCAAGCCCAAAGGTGTTGACGGGGTTATCGATACGATAGCTGAACCCCGACGAGACGTTCGTAAACGCACTGACCAAGGTGATAGACGTCGTCGAGTTGACTGACGCTACTTGACGCCTCTCCAAGTCGTTGGACCCACTGATAATGACTACGGTGTGTCCCGGCAGGACCCCCGCAGACACGAAGTCCTCTCCCGTGTCGTTAAAAGACGTCCCGTTCGTGTCTGAGGTAGACCCCGAACTGACTAGAGGTGCCGTCACCGTCGTCACCGTGAACGTGAGTCCCGTGTCTGCTGAAAACGACTCCTCCAGGGTAATGGTGGTGGGGTCTGCAGAAAGAACCCGTACGTAATTACTCGGGCCATGCACCCCGTCTAGGATTTGGACGAGGTCTCCCCTCCTAGGCGTAGTAGGAAAAGACGATGGGGTAGTTACTGTAAGCGTCCCTCCTGAGACGTCCCCAACCCCCTGAAAAGGGTCTACCGCGTCAGCTTGAATATCGGTCAAGTAACCCGCCTCGAGATCCAACAACCCCAACCCCATCGAAAGCCCGTCCAACGGACTCAAAGCCAGCTCGGAAGCGACCCTCGGCGTCAAAAGGGGAGTCTGAACGTCTCCGTCATCGTCAGAGACCCCCCCATCCAAAAATGGGGCTCTCTCAGGTCGGGTCGTACTGGGAGACGTCCCCAAGTCCACGTCCCACTGCTCTATCGTCAGAAAGGTCTTCGGAGTAAAAGGAGGGGGGACATCCCCCGCCTCTACAAATGTCAAGAGGCCGTCATTCGAGTTGACCCCTACGTCCACGTCTACGATGTAAGACTGCTGGTAGGCCGTATCCGTCTCTGAGAGGCGTACGGTGGCCCCCACTGGAACAGGGGCAGCTACCCCACCACTCAAAGTGATTGTCGTAGGTGTAGAGCTGTCAACCGTGAGACCCGTGGTATCAATAGGAGTCCCGTCTTGGTCAACGACCTCGACGACTACTGTGTCCGGAAACGCAGGACGTGTAAAAACAGAGTTCCCGTCAGCGTCGTCTACCGTGAGAACCGTAGCCCCCGCTTCTGCAGCCACCGTAACCATGGCGAAAGGAAACCGGCGTCGTATCGAGTTGACCGTCGTCAACGGTTGGTGACCCGTGTCGAACACGGTGTCCCCCGTGTCTAGACTAGTCGTGTCCTCTGTATCCCCAATACTCACCCGAGTAGTCGGATAAAATCGACTGACCGCCGAAGCTTCGTAAGCCTGAACGACCATGTTTCCTGAGAGCTCTACATAGTCGTCTATCTGATTGGTGACGGTAGCAAAAGAAGACCTCACTGGGTTGTCTAGATTCCCGTCGAACAAAAACCTCCCGTCTCCATCCCCCACGACTCTACCATCACAAGCCTGGAGGTAGTCTTCCAGGTGATTGATGGCGTCGTTGTAGTACTTTAGAGTAGGGACCGCCACGACGTCTTGATTGACTAAGTCCCGTTCCTTGAAGAAGAGGCCCTCATTTCCTTGGTCGTGTAGGCGAGCCCCCGGCGTATTCTCTAGTATGGGACCTTGAGAAGAGGCCCGTGCCTTGGCATCCTCATTGAACTGCGTCAAGAGTTCCCCCCGAAAGTTGGTCATCGTCTCCACGCGGTAGTAGAACGTATCGGGAACGTAGGTCGTGTAGTCCATCACCAACGTTTGATTGAGTAACCCGTTGGTGACACTCGGGATGGAGGCTGCATTCCAAGTGGCCCGTACCCGTCTCCCCACTTCAATTAGGACCGACCCCGTATAGGAAATGCTCCACGACTCATTCAAGTCTAGAGGTTCAGTAAAGGATAGCCTACCCGCATCGTCCAAAGTGTAGTCGGTCCCCCTAGCCAAAAGTTCGCTCGAATCGCCCTCCGTCTGCTTGTAGACATTGAAAGTAGACCCCGACAAAGGAGGTGCAGAGGTGAAGACATCTGCCGATGGGTTTTTGAGGATGGCTCGGATCGTTCGTCGGACGGTTGTCAGGCTGTCGTAACCTCGACGCACGTTCGAACTCAAAGTAACGGTAGTACGATTGGAAGAGGCGTTGTACTCCGAACCCTCGACGAGGCTGTAGTCTTGAAAAGTGGTGTCGTCCGTGTACAACACCACTACCCCCTCCTGATACAGTCGAGTGACGTCCCCTAAAATCTTGAATCGGTTGGAACCCCTGGGGACGGGGTCGAAGCTAGAGGCCTCCGTCTCGAAGTAAGCTGGAAGACCGATTCCTGCGGCAACCCTTCGTATCTCTCCAGAGGTAACCTTCAACGTAGGATTACGATAGTCAGACTTGAACGATTGAGGAGGGCTCTGGTCCAGGGTGACTGTCGTGTCCGTCCCGTCGAACGAGGACGACCCGATGAGGTAGGCGTCCGTCCTATTCAGGAGTAGGACGTGGTTGGCTAAGAACTCTGCCGTACGGTCACCCTCGACAGTGAAAGAGGTACCCCCTTCCTCGATGACAACTGTCACGGTAGCCATGGGGGGCTGTAGCACCGAGACGTTCTTCTCCCCCCCAAGCGCCCCCAAGATGTAGTAGTCGACGTAGACGTTCTCACTGGGGTCAACCCTAGACCCCGAGGGGAGGGCGTCCGTCACAGTGGAGGGCTCAGTAAAAGTGACCGTCGAGGCCGTAACGTCGAAGGAAACTTGGTCCGAACGCTGCGGTCTTCCTCCCCGATACGCCCTGGGAGTAGGACTACTCGCCACCTCCCTCCCTTCGGGATTGAAGGAGAGCGTGTTGGTGGGGTCGGGGTGGTCTTGAGTCAACTCTTTGGAGACCAAAAATGCCCCCCGTTCGTCCACGACTGCGGTTTTGACAACCGTCCCGTCCGATAAGACGTCGTCTAGATGGGCGTAGTTGAGGACGAGTTCTTCTTCTGAGAATAACCTCTCCGTGAACTCTAAGAACCCCAAACCCGATTGGACTTTGTAGTCTACCCCCAAAGTGAGGGTCCTAGCCCAAAACACGTCGAGACCCTCCGTGACGTCCGTCTGACTGAAGTTGAGATTCCCCGTATCTAGACTGACCTCTACTTCGCCTACTGCCAGCGAAGCCGGGGCTGTAAATGCTCCGTCGTTAACTACCGTCGTAACTGTCGTGGAAAAAGTCGACGACCCAAACCTGAATCGACTCACGTTTATGTGGCTGGTATCGACGGAGAGACGTGGGCTATTTACCGTGGTTCCCAGATTTTGTAGGCGCTCGACTGTCGTGTTCGGGTCTACTGAGGGTATCTCCCTGAAGAAGCGATCAGCCAGCACTTCTCGAGCAGTCCGTATCTCGTAAACTTCGTCCGACCCTCCTCCCGGGAAGGCTGGAGTGACCGTGACCGTCTCCGTCCCAACTGTAGCAACGGTATAGACCCCCTGGTTGACGCCGGCATAGACTTCGAGAGTATTCCCAGACCCCACTCCCTCCGCCGTAAAGTCTCGAAGAGCGTCCGTCAGGGTGCTCCCCGCCGTAGAATCAGTAGTGCCCGAAGCTTTGACCTCCCCACTCGTTTGAGTGAACGACACCACGCCCGAAGCGTAGTCTACGACAAAGTCTTGACCGACCGTCAGAGTCTGCCAATCCCCTACGCCCGCCGTCTCCTCTAGTTCGACAACCAATCCTGACTGAAAAATGGGAAGTAACGGAAGTTGTACGGCACCGTAAGACGTCGGCGGGGCTACGATGAAGTTTTCCGTACGAAATCCGTATTGTAGCTGCCTTTGAGAGGCGTCAATGACGTAGCCCAACCCCCCCGTGGGAGACCCCGCGTCGAGTCTCTGCAACGTTCCTACGAAAAAACCCGTCCCTTGCGTGACCCGGACCGTGAGTGGTTCTGTGTCTAGAGGGGTGGCTGGCAAAAAAACCGCGGGTTGGCCAACGATGGGGTCAGCCAGGATCGCCCCTACTTTCTCGTACGTTGCAGTGACGTCCTGCGCGGTCGTGACGTTGGCAGGGTCGACAGGGGTTCGGAATAGGCGTAGGGTGTGGCCGTTTTCTAGTTCGATATCTGGTCGAACAACCTCCAACGTCGACGCCCCGTACTTACTCTGATCCGCTGCAGATGTTTGCACCTGCCCGTCAGATCGTCGTACTTGAACTTCTCCAGACCTGCCCGTCGTGAAAGCGTCCACAAACTTCGTAGTAGGAAACTGCACTACCCCCGATACCCGGAAGTAGAGGTCCTCCCCCTCATCGAAAGGGGACACCGTTCCCGGACTACTGACCGTCCCCACTGTAGCAGTAGGGACCTGAAATAACTGGACAGCTGCCCCCTCGTACAACAGGGGTTGCCCCGCGTAGGTCCCCAAGTCCGTCGCATTGAGGTTGAGGACCCCCGTTCCCGTCTGCCACTCTATAGTCCCAGCCGACGGGGACCCAAAAGACCCGACTTCCACGACCGCAGCAAAACCTCCGTTACCCATTCTGAGTAGAGGAACTTGCCCCGTAGCTGGGATCGGGGTCAATACGAGGTCATCGGTACCGATAACTCCAATAGACCCCGTAGTCTCAGAAGGTCGACCAAAGCTCTGTCGCTGAAAGTAGACCTCTCTCCCCTGCTCGTTTGTGACGTCTGTGGTATTCCAATGAAGGTTGCCCGTCGAGCGAGATAATTCGACCGTACCCGACGAGGGGCTGCCAAACGAGCCGTCATCGTCCACCAACAAAACCGTCAGCGTTAGAGTAGGGTTGGTGGGGTTGTTGGTCGTAATCCGAACCGGGTAGTTTGACAGGCTCGTCATCAGGGGGATGACCTCTACCGCCAAACGGTTGGTGTTGGAGTCCGCTTGAAGCGTGCCTAGGAGGGTTGCAGGGAGGCCCTGAAGCGTCTTGAATCGCTGGTCTAGACCCGAGTAGTCAAATCGCTGAAACGGTATCTGGACCCCGTTCTGGACCTCCCCCTCGTTCTTCGTCCAAAAAAACCGAGCGTCTGGAAGGCTGAGTCGCCCGTCTGGACCCGTAGGGCCCGAAAAAGACTCCTCCAGTACCTGGACGAGGTACTCCGCCCTCGGCTCAGACTCATCGGAAGGGTAGGCCGAATCAAACGACGTCTGATTCGAAATGAGATTGTCTGGGGACAGCGTAAAGGGAGAAGTTGAGACCCCAACCCTGACCGGATCCAGTACGTACCCAGTAATACTCAGACTCACAAACCCCCTTTACAGCTCGAGCTGAGTAGAGGTGCCGGCGTTCACGAAACTGGATTTGAAGGGGTTAGTAATCATCTGGGTCTCCATCTTTTGCAGAGTTTTAGACCCTGCACTATGGGCCCGATAATCAATGCTTTTTCACACAATGCTGCCCGTCCCCGTCCCAACCGCTGTCGACGAGTTGGCCGGACCAACGATGGGCTGGGTCAAAGTCATCGCACGAAAAGTAGTCTCTAGTCCTGACGCGATGGCAGACGCCATCTTGGTAGGCCCCTCTCCCGTCATTCCTACCGAGGTAAATCCCCGAACTAAGTGAGACACCGCTGCTGTTGGAACGAACGTGGCTACCCCCGTCCCCACAGCGACCCCGGTATGGATCGTATTCGTTACTGTTTGTAGGTACAGGGCCCGCAAACCCGACGCCAAAGCCGTCACGAAAATGGGCATGGAAGTCCCGATCAGCCCCTGCCCTCGAAAGCTAGAGACCAAGTTGGACCTGAGTGTTGGGGACAGCGTAATAGGCATGGGGGTGCCCTTACCTGCCCCCGCGGTACCGGCGTCTTTCGTATTGATTACGATGGTGGGGGTCCAGGTAGACAACCCCACACCCAAACCTCTGGACCAGTCTGGAGTCTTGTATCCAATAAAAGTCACTCCAGCCAAACTGGGGACCATGATGGAGACTGTTTGGACTACCGTGACAGGCATTTTTTAATCAAACCGAGCGAAAGACGGCACTCCCCTGCAGGGGTGCGTTGGTGATGTAGTCCAATGACGGGGAGCCGGGAGGTAGAATGGGAAGCCCCCTACTCACCCCTAAAGTCGCTGCGGGGCCACCTACCAAATACTGGGGGGCGACCAGATTGATGGTAGTCCCAGCTGTGAGGTTGAGGGCCAGACCCGCCGCGACCGACACGGCCCCCGTAGCCGCACTGATGGACACGGCTCCCGCTGCGGTCGACAGTGTCACGGCTCCACTCGCCACCGTCATGCTCAGCGCCCCCGTACCTACTACGACGTTGAAAGCTCCCGCCGGGTTGTTGAACGCAGTAGTTCCCGCCGACGCCGTGTACGTGATGGCCCCTGCCACGACTGTTTGAGTCAACCCCCCCGCCAAAATGGTAGAGACTTTACCCCCCAGAGCAATGTTCTCCAGTACCTGGTCGGCATGGTTGTATTGAGACGAACCCGAGATCATCTGGTTCATCTCACCCGCGTTGATACTGACCCCACTGAACGCGTTCAGGTTGTACCGGTCTGCCTTGGTTTGATAGAGACCACTGACAGTGTCCAACTTGGTACCTTCGACCAGGTTCTCATGTTTACCACTGACTTTCAGTCGCTTGGTCCCTCGAATTTCCTCATCGGAGGCAACCCCATCGGCGTTGGGGTTGCCGTCAGCAATCGTCTTGACGCCAGAGTGGTATTGAACTGTAACCGCGTTACCCGCGGCATCCCTACCAATGTCTAGATGAACACCTCCTGCACACGTGATGTGAGCTGAAACCCTGTTGGAACTGGCAGCCCCGAGGTAAGCTTTGAGGGCCCCTTGCAAACTGACCTCTGCCGAGATGTTCTTGGTACCGCTGGGGTAGGTCTCGAACGAGGACCCCGGGACGTTCAAAAAGAACTTCCCCTGCTTGCTCACCGCTGCAACGAAGGGGTTGTCAGCCCCGTTCAACCCCGTAGGGGGCCGAATCCGAAAAAGGCTCGCTCCCGCTAGGGTGTTGACCTCGTCGTCCGGAGCGGTGGGTTTTCGGTCGACGACCTCCAACTCGAACTTCCCAGGTTTTCTCGAGTCGAAGTCCTCGAACAAAGTAGGCTTGAGAACTTGACCGTATTGACGCTGGTCTCTCGTAGAATTGAGGGAGTTTCCCACGACCGTTCCGAGAACCTGCTCGATGTAGGGGAGCCTGCGGTCCATGGAGAAACCATCGATTTCCTCGAGGACCTCCTGCGTCAAGTCTGTCGTGTGACTGAGTTCGACTCTCTTCTCGACGAAAGCGTCTGCAAATTCCTTTTCATCGTCAATTGAGGCCCCCCGAATGGTTGGGGGGTAGTGAACCTTCCTGCCATTCGAGTAGATGGTGGCAGGGTAGCTACTGAAGTCGTTGAAGATGTCTAAGACTCGTCCACTAGACAGTGCAAATCTAGGCTCCTCCCCATCGACCGCTCCAGGACCAGCGGCTTGCAGCTCCTCTCTACCGTAGTAGGGGTTGGGGCTACTGGAGTCCGACTTGAGGGTGATCCCGTCCCCCTCGAAGATGTCTTCCGGTAAGAAGAAGGCACCACGACGTACGGGTCCAGACAACCCCCGCACCCCCGAGGTCGTCGTAATGCTGTGTATGGACGAGGAAACAAGAGTCCTGTCCGAGTCCCTCAACTCCAGGAGGTCTCCTGCACGATTACAGGCCCGATAGTCAGAGGAGAGGACGAGTTCTGCTCCCGCAGAAGACATCCCTCCTACGTCGCCGGGACGTAGGTTTAGGCGTTTGAACCGTGTCGTGGGCCCGAACAAGCTCTCGAAAGTACCGACTTGGGATGGGTCTATTTCCCTGGGGTCATCCGCTGAGACGGGGTCGAAGCGCAAACTAGACCGTATGGCGGTCGGTAGGTACCCCAGGATGGTGGCTTCGCGGAGCTTACTCTGGATACGTCGATACCCTATGACGACCAGAGAATTGACCTCCGGGATGCCTCCCCAAAAACTACGGGGACCGAACATGGCTTGTGTCAGCTTGATCTCGAAGCGCTCGGAGACTGACCCCGTCAGTACCTTTAGGTCTGCTGTAAAGTTGACCTCGTCCACCCTCTGGACGACAGCTACCTTGATGCCGTAGTCATCACTGGAGAACTGACTCCCAGGGGTGTGTCCTACCAAGTCTGTATTCGCGTTAGCCATTGTTCAGCTTGTTCAAGCGGCCTTTGACGTTCGCCAGGTCTCGCTCCAACTTCGTCCGGTTCTCGCGTAGAGTGCGGAGTCTCTCCGAGGGGTCGGGGATCCCTTGTATGTTGTTCCCCTGGTCTAGACGCAGCTCCTCTGCGTTCAAGTCCAGGATGTTCTTCTCCAGGCGCTCGATCTCACCCTCGAGGGCTGCGCGCTTGGGATTCTTCTGAAGACTTTCCCCGAATTCCTGCCAAGCTTCAGCCATGCCGTTCAAGGCCTGAGACCCCTGTAGAGCTAGAGCAGCCGGGTCCCCTCCCTGAGCTCTTCCAATGGCTGAAAATGGGGGAGATAGTGGACTTCTGGGAGGGGTGGCCCCGGGTTCACCCAAAGCCTCCTCTCGACTCGTGATAGGCAGAAAGCCTCCTCGAATAGCCTTTTCCAACTCTTGGTGGGGGGTGTCCAAGGCCGCGTACAAGTCCGCGAGAAAGTACTCTACTCGGTTCGAGATAGTGGAAGCGGAAGGGGCGAACGTCGCTGCTGATACGGGAGCCCCCAGCTCAGACTCCGAGTAAAACTCCTGCTCTAAGGCCGCTATCTTGGCGCTCACCTCCCTGTACTCCTCACTAAACTCTCGTAAGGTGGAAGTAGTTCCCAGCTCCTCGGTGATGGTGTCTAGTTGGGCCCAGAGGCGTTCTAGCTCCGCTGATCGGGGAGACCCCGTCCCAGTCGACGTAGACCCCCCCGTCGTGTTGTCAGGGGCAGTCCCTGTCAGGAACTTCACCTGATACCCGACGTTGATGAAGGCCAGGTCCGACCTCCCTAGAAGGCAGTTACAGAGGGCGTCCACATCCGTGTCGAGACCGTCCTTTACCCGCATCTCAGTCAACGTCAAAGCACGAGAGAGCTGTGAGGCTTCCACATTGACGGCGACCCCTTGGTTTTCAACCGACCCAAGAGGAGCTACGTCGACAAAGTTGGGTTTGGTCGTGGAGAACTCGGGGGACCTCGTCTCAGGGTTGATGGTACCCGCAGTCTGAAGGTCTTCTGGCTGCATTCTCATCAAAGAGTCAGCGGGATTAGCCGCCTTGTCGACGGCTGTCGTAACTCCCGCCGACTGTGCCGTGAGGGACTCGTAGAGACCCCCGGATAGGGCTAACTGGGTACTCACTGCAGCTCTCGCGTTGAGGCCGTCTCCCTCTGTCAAGACCAGCGACCCATCCCTCAAGGCTACCCCCCTCCCGTAGCGGAATTGACCTACGAGCTCGAAACCCCGCTCGTCCGAAACCGGTCGAATGACCGTAGTCTTGCCCAACCTCTTCGAGGCACTCTCCCCCTCTAATTCAATCTTGGACGCTTCGATGATAACTAGCTCTTGGATTACGTCCGAAGAGTCGTGGACGTACGTGTACGACCCCGCCGAAGTCAATCCGAAGGTGTAGCGGTTGCTGAGGTGCTTGTCTACTAGGTCTCGTTCAGTATTCTGTGTGTACCCCTCCAAAATTTTACCCAAATTTTGCTCGTCGGCTTCCTTCCCCTCCCTCTTTCGAATCTTCTTACCCCCCCGCTTCCCCGAAACGGATTGACCCAAAGCTTTTTTGGCCTCTGCCTTAGTTGGCTGGTAGGGTCTCAGGTAAGCCATGACGACATTGGGGTAACCCACGACACGCCCAGTTTTTGGGTGGCGCAGGACTAGTGGGGCGTAGGGGTCGTTCGTCACCTCATTGGAGAGCACCCGTCGAGGAATCTCTGCTGCGTCCCCGATCTTCACCTTGAACGTACCCGTCTGACTCAGCTGCTTCGTCGAGGGCTTGTTGGGTTTCGTCTGGACTTGCTCACTCTGCTCCTTGCCCTTTTCTTCAGCAGGGGTCTTGTACCCAACCAACTCTAAGCTCCCAATCCCCCTGGGAGCTATGAACTTGTTACGTTTGGCTGTCAAAGTCAGCGTCGTCTGAGCTCTCCCTCCAAATTGGATGTTGTGGCTGATACCCTGGATGTACCAGATCTGGTCTTTGGGGGCGACGTAGATTGGAAAACCCAACCTCAACTCCGGCCTCAACGGGATGTTGACCGTTGCTCGATGCCTCCGGGCATTCATCCTATCCAAGACGTCTACCCCCACCCAAAACATAGCGTAGGGGTCGTTGAGGTACTCGGCGTTGTAAGTCTCTGGCCGCCACCCATACTTCCTCAACAAATGGTAGTCTATGACTTGAGTATAGGGGGTATTGTAGTCAGCAGTGATGCCCATGTCCATCGCCCCACCTTCATAAGAACCCTGTATCTGAAGGTGGGTAACTACTTCGGCTTCGGACTCCGAAAAATCCCAGTCTATTATATCGATGTCTTGAATCCAAGAAACGGGCTTGTTCGAGAGGACGTCCAGGTTGTAAAACGGGGGCTTGAATACGATGTCTCCCGTGACGTCCATGAAGAACTCGAACCCTACGGCCTCTTTGCAAATGTTGGCTACTTCTAGTTTAGTCTGAAACGTACTCTGCCAAAAGTTGGGTTGAGCCGCATTGGCGATGTCGGACCGAAAAGGTGTGACCGAGTCGGGACTGAACAGGAGTTGGCTCCCGTTGTCCCCACCATTCGCCTTCCGAACCGCGGCAGAGGCGTAGTTTGCTATTCCTCGTCCCCCCTTCGTCGGTAGTGACTCATAGAGGACGTCTCCCCGAACGGCCGTACCTCTAGTCCCGTAAAGTAAGAGGTTGGACCGAACCTGACCAAAGCGTTGGCTCCAATAGCCCATCATGTCCGAGAGAGCTCTAGCAAACGTGTCCCTCTGCTGTTTCTCTTTGATCAAACTAGTGAGAGACCCCGTAGCGTGAATTACGTCTCCAAATGCCTGTTGAGCTAACGTCCAGATGACGTCGTAGACGTTGGCCCCATGAAAAACATTTCCCGTGGTGTAATTCTTCCCCAGCTGACCTGCAGGTTGTTCGTAGGCCGGGTTGACGTTCATGCGACACAACTCCCACCACTTTAGAATGTCGGCACAGTTGATGCTGAAAGTATGCTCCCCTCCAGAATAGCTGTCGCTCGTTTCTGTTACCAACCCCCAAAAAATGGGATAGTACTGGGGGAGACCCTCTACCAGGTAGTAACCTTTGGCGAAGACCTCTACTTCCATCATCGGGACTACGATGGCTTCCCCCTCAAACATGAAGTCGTCGATGGTATGCCTCGGGATACTGAGATTGATGTTGGCTGTCCCAGGAGCATTGTCGACATTCAAGTCAACCTGCACACTCGTGATGTACTTGTTGATGTCGAACCGTCGTTTGCAATTCCCACAGGTAATCATGTCCGGCTGACCATTGATATAGACAATGGCATCGGGCGCGGTCACGACAGTGGGCCGTACCCCGGCTTTCCACGTCCCTTGAAAAGGTCCTCTAGCCATCGGACGCGCTTTCCTGCTGACTAGCCGAAGTCCCAGTCGACCGATTCTCTGGGGGAAGACTCACGGCCCCAGGAAGTCCCACGGCCCCCCCACTCTCTCGGTCATAGGTCGAGCGCTCAACTGGGATCGCGGCCCTACGCTCTGTGAGTGTCACTGGAGCCCCGTAGTTGAAGTCGTTGGGGAACTCCAGCATGAAAGCTGCTCGAACCGTGAACTCGAAGCTGTACTCAGCCGTAAACGGTTTGGTGTCTGTCTCGCTCAAGTTGAAACTGTCGAAGCTCCCGATGTACAAGATGTTGTCATAGAGGATATAGATGCTCCCCACCGTCGATAAGACGTAGTCGCGCTCCTCCTGGCTGAGGTTTTGCAGGTAGAGAGCCCCGTTGTTCTTGTAGAGAAGCCACAGGGACTGGATGTTCTGCCAAGCCTGACTGTGGTTACGCGCGGCTCTAGAAAGACCTGGACCACCCTCCCCCAAAGTAGGGTTGGTTTTCACCGAGTAGAAAGCTGCGACCTGTCCCGATCCACTAATTTTATCCTGGTCATCCCCCCAAAACTCGATGACCGGCCCGTTCCGAGTCCAATTCCCATCCGAGACGATCTTCTGAGACTTGACCGAGAACTTGTTGGGATTGACGAGTAGTCTCAAAGGAGGAGTGCTGGCCATCGCCTTCAAGACAGCTTGGGCCTTACGAGCCTGATCCACTTGAGCCGCGATCAGTCGCCCGCCCTCCTCAGTAAATACTACGTCCGTATCTGCCTTCTTTTCTAAGTCCTTAGTAGCTTCCTTAGCTGCTTTGCTCCCTGAAGCTTTCCACGTCGAGTCCGTAGATACCGGCTGGTTATTCGTAGGGAGGGCCCCTTCCCCATAGGGGGATCCTTCATTGAAGCGAAACAAGGCCGCCTCCCCAGAAAGACCCAAGTCCTTTACCCTAGCCTGATAGTCGAGGACGCCCTCCTCAAACCCAGGCACGTCTGGAGCCTCATTGGGGATACTCTTCGAGGAAGGAAGGTTGATACCGTACTTAGACGTGTCCTTTGCCACGCGGTCCAAGTACCTGGGCATGTTCCGGTAGTAGACTGAGACGGGCTCCTGAAAATAGCCTTGTTGTGCTAGAGACGTAACGTAGCCTAGGGCGTCCCCATTCCGAGCCGACTCCCGCACGTTGGGGTTACGCTTCGTAATGAGCCTCACATAGGCATCAGACCCCTCCTCCAACGTTGCATAGGAATTGAAATACCGAACGAGGGTCCCCCCCCGATGAGAGTACTCGACCGCATACTCCGAGCAACTACAGGGCTTTGTTTCTCGAAGACATTCTGGGCAACTATTAGGCTCTGCCCTATTTCCAATCTGACCAAAGTTGTTACTTTGAAGGAATCCAGAAGTCTCTCGGAGGCATTGAGCTGTGTAGAACTGCAGCTCGACCGGAGTAGGCTCTACCCCATGTACCCTGACATAGGCCTCCCCCAAAGCTCTGTAGACTTGGGCAGGGGAATAACTACGTGAACAAACTGAAGTAGGTACCCCTCTAGAATCTACCTTACCATTGGCAACCATTTTCCCATCGATGTTAGTCCACGCTAGTTCTCCGTCATTACACAGGGAGGCATCATTACCAGGGTCTGGGGCTGACCGAAAACTCCCCGACGCCTCCACAGTAGCCATCTGATAACCTGGAGCGGTTACGACACCCTCTGGTGTGGAGGTAGGGACCGACAAGTTCTCGAAAGGGTTTTCTGGGTTGGCTATCAATGAAGCCGTCTGAGAGCGGTCTAGGACTCTCCCCGTGATGTTTTGGATAGGGGGTAAGACCCCGACCACAAACCTCTTAGGATTTTTCCCAGCCCCTGACAGAGGAATGAAACCCCCCGTTTGAGGGTCTGCCGTGACACTCAGGTCCTTGAAGAAAGTCAAGAAACTGGGGTCCCATCCCCCTCCCAGAGAATACCTCCCCGGAGGGTGGTAGTCCGACGTCTTCTCTATCTGTGAGAGGATCCCCGAGCCCACGGGGTTTCTGTTCCTAGGGTCAGACACTCAAAGTGTTCTCCCTCTGAAATCTTGGAGCCTCACCCGCCGACCGCAAACTAGAGATACTCAAAATGGTGTGCTCCACTTTGAAGGTCCAATTCAACTTGAACGCAAACGGGGAGTCGTCCGTCTCCTCCACCTCAAACGTCCTAAAGGTTCCCAAGTACGTCCCTCGGTCGTACAGTAGCATGATGTTCCCCTGAAGTACGACGTTTCCAGAAGGGTCGTGGACCGACGCATTGTTGTAGTAGAGGTCGTAGAGGTCGCGATACCTGTCCCAAGCGATGGTCCTTTGACGCAGGAGAGAAGACAAACCAGTAAAGACGTTCATGAACGCGCCGGTCGAACCGTCTGCACTAATTTCTGTTAGTTGGTCCCCCCAATGCTGCTCGACCCAACCTCCCCTAGTTTGAATCCTCTCAATCTTCTTGTTGTAGCTCTCACTCAGGTTCGCAGGGTTTACGTGGAGAACCAGAGCATGGGGCATCAAAACCTTTCGTTGGTCGAACGGACTAGTGACCTGGAAAGCCATGGGGATACCCTTGATCTTGGTGTCCAAAGGGTGAGAATAGCCAGTCTCATACCCAGGGGTCGCGACATTCTGGAAGTCGGGGTTGGCAGAGTGGATAGGCATCAGTGATACTTCTCACGCCGCTTGTACTCTCGAATACCCTCAACCACCTTCCCCTTGATGAGTACCGCCAAGTCCTGACCCCCAACCCCATTGACGACCACCTGGATCGGAGAAGCCCCCCCACCAGAAGGGACGATGCGTTCTCCTGCCCCCACCGAAGCCAACCCCTCTCCCGCAGCCGCGGTGACCATGGCTAGCCCCCCACGAGTACCCGTGACCAACCCCCCCGCAGCATTAGCGGGGGCCTTGATGAGGTTGAGAGTGTCTGCGAGGTTGGCGCCCTCACCTCCCTTGAACGTCTCCCCAAACATCTTGGCAGCCTCCCCGGCTCCCACACGATTGAAAGCTTCTGCCACCTGCCCCCTGTCCTCTATGCCACTGTAGAGGTAGTACTCGTATAGACCTTGACGGAGAGCGGCAAGTGTCGCCCTCTCTACGTCCTTCTCGAAATCCGTCTTGTAGAACCGGTAGTTCTTGTCCAAGGCTCTTGAAATGTCTGAGTTCCCATCTTGGATGGCTGCAAGAGAGGCTTCGTTCTGATCTGTCTGATTCTCCCGAAGAGTCGTCAACTCACTAGTTTGAGTCTCGGAAAAACCTAACTGCTCTTTGAGTTGGGCGTCCTCTACTCCACCCTTCTTCTCAAGTTGAGGAGCTTTTCTGGCTATTTCCTCAACTTGGGAAGTCGTTCGAACTGCCCCCTCAGATTTGGGAGCCTTTCTAGCTACCCCCGTCTCCGCCACACTGCCTTTCGCTAGACCTAACTTTTTCAGGTCATCAGAGACACCCTTGAATACGTCGACTTTGCGGGCTTCAGAATCTGACGACCAAACCGTCTTGGACAAAGCCTTGGCTATCTGCTCCGTCGTAGCCCCGGCCTTGTAGGCCGCCGCCTCAAAGCCCTGAGTCTGAACATCCTTCTGGAACAACTCTTTTTTGAGGTTTACGTCCGGACCCTTCCCAAAACTGAAACCCGTGTCCATCTGCAAGGACTCTAATAGGGCCTTGTCGGAGAAGCCCCTAGCAACCTTCTGAGACATGTCGTTGATGCCGTCAAATAAGGTATCCAGACGATCTTTTTGAGCTTTGGCGGTCTCCAGCTGCTTCTCCAGGATCGCATTTTGGGGATCCATCTCATTCGTTCTACTGAGAGCTTCTTGCAGCTGTCCTATTTCCTTGTCGACAGCACCCCTCTGCTTGGACAGCTGTTCTCGCGACTCCAAGGCTCGAATGAAGTCCGACATAATCTGAGAATTGGCCAGCCCTGTCTTGACGTCCCCTCCTCGGTTCACAACCTGAGTGAGCTCCGCGTCACCTCGAGCCCCACGAAGAGCGGCGACCCGAGCCTTCTCCTCCTTGTTGCCCACACCCGGGATACTCAAGATAGCTTCCCAGATCCCCAGGATAGTCTCATAGAACGTGTGCATGAACCAGTCCGTCAAGACTTCGAACTTCTGCATGAAGCTCATGGTCTGGGCCCCCTGGTTCTTGGCCAGAGTCCTGATTTCTTTCTGAACGTCCTCGGACGTCATCCCCACTTGCTTAATCTGATCTTTGACCCCCTCGTCTAACTTGCTGATGACCTCTTCCGTCGTCATGTTAGCCACCTTGGCCCGCTCCTCCTGAGTCTTGGCTTCCTCCATCAGTATCTCTCGCTGAGCGTCGACGGCCATGCGGAGGGCCACCATCTGGTCTACCTGTTCTAGGGACTTACCGAGAGCATTCGCCGTAGAAACCTGTCCTATCGACCCATAAGCCTCTACGATGTCTCCCCCAAAACGGCTGAGTGCCGACTCCATGATTTCCAACTGACCCCCCATGTCTTGGATGTCTTTAGAGGCAATAGCCACCCCAAAGTCATCCCTTTTCATAGCCGTTTGCTGCCGCTGTATCTGAGAGGCCCTCTCCCGGAAGACGCCCATCTGAGCCGTGTCTCCTCCCACTTTGGCTATGTTACGGATCTCTCGAAATGCAGCATTGTACCCACCCTTTTGAATCTTCGTGAGGGTGTCCGCTACGAACTTCGTGTCGGTCGCCTTCCCCTGAGCCTCCGCAATGTCTTTGGCCAACTTTTTCTGCTTTACCTCGATGTCTTCCTGAACGACTTTACGAACTTTGCCTACTCCCGCGTACGTGGTTTGCTGAAAAAGTTCTTGACTACCCATGTTCTTGAACCCCGAAGACAGTTCTTGGAAGAACTTCTGCGCAGTTTTCGGGCTCATGATCTTCCCCAGTTTACCGAGAAGGTCGATGGCCTCCGTCATACGAAAGTTCCACAGACTCAGGTCTTGAGAGACCCCTCGGATCATGCCGAAGAACTTGTTCGCTGCAATACCCGACTCGGTTGCCGACCGAGAGATTTTCGAGAAGGCTTCCCTCGTGTCATCGATGCTCATTCCAAGCTCGGTAATCATCTCCGCTTGGATCTGATTGATCTCTTGAAGAGGTACGCCCAGCGAGCGAGAGTAACTGATCCCTGTGGCCACCAACGTCTTAGACAGGGCCTCCACCCCCTTGCGAGAATGACCCGCCATCTGGGACAGTCGACCCAGAGCCACCCCTTCCTGGGTCAACACGTTCAGAACAGCCCCGTGCTCATCTTTCGTGATTCCCCAGTCCAGATTGAAGCGAGCGTCGAAAGCGGCATCGGCTACCCCCCTCAAGGCATTCTCCATATTTGCAGAGGCTACTTGAGAATTCCCCTGTGTACCTGCCAGGAACTCGATGTTGGACGCTGACTGAAGAACGCTCTTATTGAAGTCCTTCACCATCGAATCCGCATCCAAAAATAGCTTGATGATGCCCACTAGAGCCGAGGTAGCCATCCCCAGGATAGGACCTAGCTTGGAAAGGCCCTTGAGAGCGCCGGAGAGCCCCTTGAGGGTCTCTCCCCCCATAGCCTTGAGGCCTCCCCCCATAGCTCCTCTCACGCCGCCTCGAGCGAAGCCAGTGCGGACTCCGGCCCCAACCCTCCCTGCCGACTGACGAGCCCCTAGGGCTAGGTCTCTCGCCCCTCGGCCCCCGAGGCGAAGACCCGTGATAGCCCCCTTGAAAATGCTCCCAATACCTTTGAAGCTTCCCTCGATGAGCCCCTTGGCATCCCGAGACAGAAAACTCTCGAGGGGGCGCTTGAGCTCTTCCCCAGCCTCTTTCAACGAAGCTCGCAACTCTTCCGTAGTTTTCCTTGGAGAAGTTACTCCCTCGGACTTTGGTTTTTTCTTACTCGAAGACCGGTCTACCTTTCGACGAACTTTCATTTTGTTCTCGAAAAGTTTGATTTGCTCCTCGATATGCTTCTTCTCATCACCGGAAGCCTGCCTCTCCAACTTCTTCAACTCTTTGATGGTTGCCTGTAGTCCTATGATGGCTTTGTTCTGGCCTTTATAGGCGTCGGCTACCTCTTCGACGGCTTCTTTCTGTTCCTCTGACGCCTCAGTTGCCCTATTCGATGCCTCCTCGGCAGTCTTGCCCATCTCCTTACTGGAGCTGGCGATGGTCTTCAGGGCGTCGACCATCTCCTTCTGAAATCTCTCCATAGCTCTGAGAGACTCTCGGATGTCTACCTCTACACCTAAGTTTAGGATATCTTCGTTGGTCGGCATCAGGAGCTTCCCCCATTAAAAGGCTTAGACTTAGGTCGACTCGAAGCCTGAGCAGGGATCACACCAGAAGTTCCCTGAGAAGTGGATCTGCGCACCCACTTGTTGGTCAACTGAGCCTGCTTCTCATCCGTAAATTCCAAGAATTTTTGTTTCGTCGCAAGACTGCGCGCGTTCTCTTCCCGACGTCTCTCGATGTGCTGTTTGACCTCCTGAGGTGTCAGACCATACTTGATGTCCGTCGTAGTGATGAAAGCCTTGTCCCCAAACTTCTCGAGGTGCCTCTCCTGCAACTCTCGAATGTGGGCCACTTTGCTCTCATAGTTCTTCTGGACACGATTCTCGTGGTCTGTGATGACCTTATCGTGCCAGTCCTGCTCACCTTTGAGGTCCCTCTCCAACTGTGTGGAGAGGTCTGCTACAGACCGGGCAACTTGGATGGGGCCTCGTGAAGGGCCCTCCAGGGGCTCGTTCAGAAGTACATAGCGGATGAGCCTTTCCCGACGGTCAATCTTCTCCTGTTTCTCTTCTTCCCGCCGTCGCTTGTCTCGACTGTAGATCTTGTTCATACCTTTACCCGCCATGGCAGAGGCGATGAACTTGGCGTTCTCCCACTCCCTCTCAGCCTGCTCTCGTGTGTCCTCGAAGGAGTTGAGGGCCCTCCACGTGAGCTGTCCCCAGTTCAATCCCAAAGAAGTCGTGCCTTCAAACCCCGTCACAGCCGTCGAAGTCAAGTCTAAGTTCTTCAGTTGAGCCCACCTCATTCGAGACTTTGGCTCTATCGAAAAGGCCTCCGTTAGAATGGTCGCTCGAGCCGCGCGTCGGTTGACGTCACTCAGCCTCCTTATGACCAGTTGCTTGGCTTCTTGGTTGAGCTCTGAAAAGAACTTCACCAAGTCCTGGATGTGGTCCTCCCGATTCGAGAGAACATTCTGCCCAGCCACCATGAAGACCCCGTAGGCCAAGAACAAGTCATAGTAGTGTTGTAAAGCTACGGGGTCTCTCCCAACCTCCTCGAATAAGGACAAACGATTGAACTCGTGATGGTTGAGACTCTTGAAGATGAACCGTTGCTTGTAGATGGTAGCGGAAGCCGTCAAAAATCCTTGAAACAAAAGGGGCTCTACGTCCTTGTATATCTCTGGGTTGACCTCGGGGATGTCCTGAACCTCAGGAACGGCCTCGTCACTCTCTTCCGAGCCGTATTCCTGACGTAGCTTACGTTGTTCGGCCTCGTACCGTTCAACCGATTCCGTAGTGCCCGGCATCAGCGGCCTTTGTGAGACCTAGGGTCCAGACCGCCTCCACTAGGGGGATTGTACTTCTTGTTGATACCTCCGGTAGGCTTCTTGTCTATGACCAGCGGGGACTTCACCCCCTGCTGAGTCCGCTTCTCGAGGACGTGACCCCCTTGATGTATCTGGTAGACCTGATTGGGAGAAACCCCTTCGTCTAGAGCCAAGCCATCTGAAGCCGCTGCCTCCTCCAAAGCCGCAAATTGAGCCGCTCGTTCAGCCCCTTTTTTACCCAAGTCAACCACCTCTATCCCCGCCGGAAGTGGGGGGCGCTTGTTTGCTACTTCAACCCTCGTTTCCGGAGTGATGGGAGTTCGCTCTTGAACCGCCTCCTGGTTCATAGGTGTCCTCGAAGCCATCAGATCCTCTATGGGGACTGTACTTGGAGGGGGCTCTGAAGGGGGCGGGGCCGGTGTCGTTTTAGGGGCTTCCCTCTCGTCCAAACCCATCTTTGTCCGCTGCTCTGCCAAAAACTTCTTGGCATCTTCGTTGAACTTAGCCAATTCCTCCTCACTCGTGGCTGACAAAAGGTCGTGCTCCTTGAGAATAGCCTCTCGCATGTCGTCTGGGATGTCGTCTCCCGCTAGGACAGCTTCCCCCAACAAACGGCGAAACTTCTCCTCCGCCGTCTCCGTCTCGACTCGAAAAACAATCCCCTTCGTAGCTTCCTCGGTTGCCTGGTTCACAGCATCCATGAACTTGCGGTAGAGGGTGTGTATGACCTCCCGACTCCAAGTCGCCATGAGATTGTCCTTCAGCCACTCATGCCGTGGGACTTTGACCATCTCCAATTCGTGGGTATCCGGATTTTCCTTTTCGACTTCGATGTACTCTACGTCCCTGAGGTCTTCCCCCTCAATCTCGCAAATAGCCCTACATACGTGCTCAATCTGATGACCGTGCATGTACTCTGACCCTTCAGCGCACGCCTCCAATTCAGCGTAAATGTCATTGTACGCTTCAGGAGGGAGGCTCCTGACCACTAAGGATAGACCGGAGACGGTGACCGCCTCCTCGCAAATACCCGTATTTTTAGCCCTCTCGAGGACCGACTTGAGCTGTTCTACTTGTAGAGTCGTCACTGTTTCATCTCCAACCTGGAGATGAAGACGGACCAAAGAGAGTCTACGAGGGTGCGAGACCTCTCGTCAGGATATTCATCTGAGTCTGCATCTTCATCTCTGTAATATCTCTTATCTAGGGGGAGTAGCTCCCCCCTAGAATAGATTTTAGAAAGTGGGGGTTACTGCACTATTTCCAGAGAATCTGTACGAAGCTCCAGCACCTGGAGCCAGCCCATCTGTCGGTGCCAACCCAGTATCTACGTACTCCCCGTACTGACTCGTCCCGTCGAGGATGTCCGTCACCGTCACAGAACTGTTCTCCGTCACTATCGAAGCGTCCGCCGTGTAGGATGCAGAATAGCTGTTCATCCAACAACCCTCGTAGATCGTAATGAGGGCTTGAACTGCAGTGGTCAAAAAACCTTCACCTGAGGGTTGAGTATTAGCCGTTTTGGTGCCTTCGAGGTCGTTTGCTGTTGCCAACTCGGAAAATACCAACTCCTGCTTGATGTCAAATGGCCAGCGATGGTGCTTCAACGAACGGACAAGCCCCTCGACCCCTCCCTTGTAGCCAAACGTCTGAAACAAGTTCACGGCGTAAAGTAGAGTCTTGTTGACCGTCAAAGTCATGGGCTCCGTCACACCTGGTACCAGCTCAGCAATCTGGTCCCCAAAACCAATACCTCGAACAGGGTCGGGAGTCCGGGACTCGTCATGCCCAAATTCACTCAGGACCCCGATCTGTCGAAACTCTGTTGTCCCAGCCAGGTAGCTGTAGACCTTGTTCTTCTGACTGATAGCCGCCCGGGTGTTCGGGGTAGTACCTTGACGATAGATGTAGTTCGAAGTTTGCGATGGTGTTGCCATGTATTACCTCTAATTTGAATGTTTAATCTTCTACGTACACAGATCGGCCATCGACCTTGATGACCCCCTCAGGCCCCGCTCGACGAGAGTCTTGCTGCTCCTTACGAGTAGCTGGTCGAATGTACTTCCCCGTCTTGTAGTCGTGAAGATCCCCAAACCTAGACCCCGTGAACATCCGAAGAAGACCCTTCGACCGGTCAGCAAGCTTCTGTAGGTCCCCCCGAACCCATTCCTCCGTGAGAGAGGTTCCCTCACAAATGGATGCTACCTTGGAAGTGAGCGCGTGCACATCAAACTTGGCACGGTTAGAGTCAAACTTGCGACCTGCGGCAACCTTCGAGTCGATAGTTGCAACCGTCACTCTGCTCCAGTCCAATATCTTTCGAGCTAACCTCATGTTCTGGTCATAGACGTCGAACTGTAAGTGCTCTGAAGCAGCTACCGTGTGTGGCTCGGGAGCCGGGTCTGCCGCCTCATGTACCGGCACCTCACCCAACCCATAGTAGGTCGAGTTGTCACTCTGGTTAGGGCTCTGGATTTTACCAGCTTCTTTTCTCAGGTACTCAAACGCTTTAGGGTCCGTCTCCCCAAAGCTAGCCTTCTTATCCAGGTAGGCGACGACTCTCTCAGTACGGGTCAGGTGCTCGTAAATATCCATGGGTAACCTCACAGGAACGAACCCATAAGGAAATTCTCCACCTTTTTCTGCAGCCCAACGTGACCGTTTGGGAGCCAACAAGGCCCACATCCGCTCCTCATCGACTGCCAGCATCGCTTGACCCTCCCCCAGGAACTGATCCAGCACCCAGCGGGCCTGACTGGGTCTCGCTAGCTTCGTGACGAATTTCAGTACGCTGAGAGGCCCCAGATTGTACCGGCTACCATCTGGGGTCTGAACCCAATCCGTAGTGCCGTCCGTGCCCACCGAAACTAAAAAGGCCATGTCTACCTAGACATGACCTTTTAAAAGAATTTTCGGAGGAGGTTTAGCAACCCCCACAACAGCACTCGGAGCGATTGTGGTTAGTACCACCAGCCCCTACTCCGTCAAATTCTCAAAAAAACCTCGGTCAACTTCTCCCTGGAGAGCTGTGAGGTCCCCCTCAAGAAAAGGCCCTCGACTACCCAATTTTCTGGTTGACCCAATTCTCGAGCCACCGCGTTGAGCATCCCCGCCGCTTTGGCCAGGTCAAACTGTAAGTGCCGACTCTTCCGAAACGCCAACACGTGGTCCCGAGAGTACAGTACCCCCCTGAGATACCCCATTCGGTAGAGTTCTACGACGTCTTCATTTGGTCGAGATCCCTCTGCGACCACAAAACCGTTCGTCCCATAGTCCAGTACTCGCGGGGGTGGGGGCTCGGCCGGTAGAGATGGGAGCCTCTCCTCGAAGACCCACCCCCTGAGCCAATCTATGACTAGAGGCAGCCTCTCCTCTAGTACCTGCTTGGTCGCAGGTTGCTCAAACAAGTACTGGTCAATAAACAGGAGGAGACGGGACAGGTCCCGGTCTATGTGAGCCATCCCCGCCTCTTTCATAGCTGACACCAGCTCGACAGAGGTTACCAAGCTATGCATCCTAGGATGAAGAGCTGACGCCCTATCCATGTGCAGAACCACCGACACTACAGAGGCTATACTGTCCACTTGTCGAGTGACATATTGGAGGGGTAAAGGCCTACCACTGATCAAGTCGATGTAGAAACGAGCAAGGGGGGAAGACTCGGGAGTCTCGTCATAAACAATGACCCCAGGATGCTTCGAGACAAATGAACCAAAAGCTACTGCCGGGAACTCCAACTCAATAGGAAGTTGAGAATCGATCGCCACATGGAGACTAAGAACCATCGTCTAACAACTGGTCGAGGTAATGGGTACTTGGTGTAAGTGCGGCCTTGGGGATTAGTATCTCCAGAAGAGGACGTAGTTGCTCCCACCCATCAGGAGGCTTACAATCCCATTCTAGCAAAGTCTTAGGCTCTTCTTTAATGATGACTTGACTACCCACAACCGTGGCCATCACATGTCTAGAGATGTAAATTAACTTAGGGTCTTCGGTAATCAGAACATCCCGATAGTGTCCAAAATGCACCCAACCTGCCTCCACTTTGGTAGTCCCACAAATACGTGAACTACCAAAAATTCGGGCTTGATTACAGACGTGGGCCGCCCCATAGACAAGGGCCCCACCATAGATTCTGGCCTCATCATATACTCTAGCCTCCCCATAAATTAGAGCCTGGTCATAAACGTGGGTCTCCCCATAGACGTGGGCCTGGTCACGGACTAGGACAGAGTCATAGATGTTAGCCCCATCATAGATTTGGGCCTGGCCCAGAACTCGGGCATGACCACTAACTTTAGCCTGACCATAGACTTGGGCATCTGGACCAATGTGAGCAGCCTTAGAGACATGAGCAGTGTCAGCTATCCAACCACCTTCAGTTCCGTCTGGATTTTTGTGGAGACGGGCCGGGACCGACCCGTCTCCATCCTTGAAGTCAAACATGGTCACTGAATTCCATGAGTTGATCTAAGTAATGGGCTCCCTCGACTAGATGTTTCGGGAGCATTAGTACTACGTGCTGTCGTAGTTGGTCCCAGTTAGGTGGGGGCTCCCGATCCCACTCCTCCAGGGTCTTGCGTTCTTTTTCAATAATGACTTGACTACCCACAATCGCTGCACCCACATGTCTAGAGACATAGACTAATTTAGGATCTTCCGTGATCAGGACACCTTCATAGTACCCAAAGAGTATCCAATAAAGGCCATGTCAAAAATTTTGGTATTACCACTGACTTCGGCCTGGCCAAAGACTCGAGCCCAGCCATAAACTTGGGCCTCACCGTCGACACGGGCCTGGCCATAGATTCGAGCATCCCCACAGATTCGAGCATCCCCACAGATTCGAGCCTCGCCATAGACCCAGGCCTGGCCATGGACGCGGGCCTCGCCATAAATTTGGGCATGGTCATAGACTTCGGCCTGATCAAAAACGTGGGCCTGGTCATAGACTCGAGCATCCGAACCAACATGAACCGTCTCAGCGACGGTTGCCGTGTCAGCCACCCAACCACCCTCAGTTCCGTCTGGATTGCGGTGGCGACGGGCCGGGACCGGCCCCTTCCCGTCCTTGAAGTCAAACGTAGTCGTCGTCATTGTTCTAAAACTTGGTCGAGGTAGTGCACCCCTTCAGTCGGGGGAGGTTTCGGGAGCATCAACACGACAATGGGTCGTAGTTGGTCCCAATTAGCTGGGGGGTTTTGATCCCACTCTCTCAGCGTCTTGTGCTGCTCTCCAATGATGACTTGGTCTTCTACTACGATAGCCGTATTTCCATTGAAAGTAATGACATTTGGTGAATGACCGCAGTGGATACCGTGATAAATACCTGTATGCAGAGACACGTCAGATATTTGGGAAGTACCTCTTACTATGGTGCAGTCATAGATTCGGGCTTGTCCGTAAATTTTAGATTGGCCGTAAACTTGAGCCTGACCATAGACTTCAGTCTGTCCAAAGACTTGAGCAAAGCCCCTGACTCGGGCCTCGCCAAAGACTCGGGTCACACCATAAACTTGGGCCTCGCCAAAGACGTTGGCCCCGTCATAGATTTTGGCTTCTCCCCTGACTTCGGCATGGCCGTAAACTTGAGCCTGACCAGAAATAGCGGCATGACCCCAGACTCGAGCATGGTCACTAACTCGGGCCAGGCCACCAACTCTGGCATCCCCATAGACGCAGGCAAAGCCACCGACGTAGGCCTGCCCCCAGACGTCAGCCCGGTCAGAAACGTGGGCATGGTCACAGACTATGGCCATATGACAGACCTGGGCCGCGCCAAAAACCCGAGCATCTGGACTGACCTGAACGGTTTTAGAGACAGTTGCAGTGTCAGCTACCCAACCACCCTCAGTTCCGTCTGGATTGCGATGACGACGGGCCGGTACCGGTCCGTCTCCGAAGTCAAATGTAGTCGTCGTCATTGTTCCAGGACTTGATCGAGGAAGTGTACCCCTTCAGTCGGGGGAGGTTTCGGGAGCACCAACGCGACGTGGGGTCGCAGTCGGTCCCAGTCAGGTGGGGGCTCCCGATCCCACTCCTCCAAAGTCTTGTGTCGGGCCTCAATGATGATTCGGTCTTTTACTACAATAGCGAGGCTTCCCTTGAGACTGATGACATCAGGTGTTTGATCGCAATCGATGTCTTTGTACGTGCCTAGGCATAGAGTAGAGTCAAGTACTTTGGAAGTACCACTGACTCTGGTCGACCCAGAGACTCGGGCCTCGCCACTGACTTGGGCCCGGTCAAAGACGCGGGCCTCGCCACTGACTTGGGCCTGGCCACGGACGCGGCCACTGACTTGGGCCCGGTCATAGATGAAGGTTTGTCCACTGACTTGGGCCCAGCCATAGATCCAGGCCTTGCCAAAGACGTGGGCCTGGCCATAGACGTGGGCCCGATCGTAGACTTGGGCCAGGCCAAAGACTCGGGCCTCGCCACTGACTTGGGCCCCGCCATAGACCCAGGCCTCGCCACTGACTTGGGCCTGATCGTAGACGTGGGCCTGGCCACTGACGCGGGCCTGGCCACTGACTTGGGACTGGGCATAGACTCTAGCTTGCCCATAGACACGGGCATATGGACCTATGTGAGCAGTCTCAGCGACGGTCGCAGTGTCAGCGACCCAACCACCCTCAGTTCCGTCAGGGTTCTTGTGGCGACGGGCCTGGACCGGCCCCTTCCCATCTCCGAAGTCAAATGTAGTCGTCCCAGCCTGTACGTACGGGAGCGCACTGCCGGCAGGAAAGAGCGCACCAAGTACGCGTGGGCAGGACCAGCCGTCTGGATCCCAGTCCTCGCTGCTAGCCGGCTCGCTGCCGCGGGGCTGTGTTAACCGTTCCGGCGATTGTTGCTCATAGATACTCATGTCTTTGCCGAGCGCCCTGGCTCGGTTGATCGCGCTGACGCTACGCTTCGATTTACACCAACCCGTACTTGGCCCTACAGCCCAATATTTTTTAGGGATATTTGCCTGTTTCATGTCCCAATCGGGGTACCTAGGGGGTGATGCACGTCCACTGGAAACGCAAACCAGTTCTGGGTTTGCGGGCGAATAGTTGGTGCAAGTGTAGGGTCCCTACCTACAAACTGACACCTCGACTTCGATTCTACAAAAATGGGGACTATTGGATCCTGGGTTATTTGGCGCCGGCTATTCGACGCTGCTGTATCGACAACAAAGCGAAAGAGGCTCTCGTACCCTGGTGGCAGGAGGTAGCTTCGAGATTTGTGGAGTTCGAATTTTTGCTCCGAGACCGAGCGCTAGCTCAAAGTATCCTCGAACAAAAAAAAGAGATCATAAAATTACTCGAAGAGGTGGTTCCAAGGCCGCCCCCCAGAGCCCTGAAACAGCCTGTGGGGCCACGACAACTGACGCCGTTGGTCAAGTCTCACTTGGAGTTGTTAGAGCTCACGACACTTCCGACTATACTCGACTTGGGTACGGCTTGGAAGCGGGTTGCCCGGAAAACCCACCCAGACCTGGGAGGGGGACTCGAAGACTTTCGTGCTGCACATCAGTCGTACCAGGCCCTCTCGGCCTATATACAATCTCAGCGTCCGTGGACGAGCCCCCCGCAACAAAATACTTTTTGAACTACAAGAGCACTGCATGGATAAAGTACAACAAGCCTGGTCGCACAGCTATGCCCACAGTCGAGCCTTCTATTGGGTCCTGACCTTCTTCTTACTCCTGGTCGTAGCTGTTCAACCGGACTCGATACTCCGAGACTTCGTACTCTTGTTCGGGATCATCCTGTTGGGGGCTATCTCCACCTTCCGAGAGTTCGCCATAAAACAGGTCTTGTTTTGGCTGTTCTACCAGAACACCAAGCACTGACACCCTACTCCTCACAGGTAGGGTCGTAGCACCTGTCAGCATCGTCTAGAACCAGCAGCTCAGGGTGGAAGCCAGCGTGCACTTCAGAATGGTGGTTGTGGCAGAGCAATACACACTTCTCTAGCTCAGGACGGACAACGTCCCAGTTCATACTCGAGCTAATCTCAAAGTCCTTACTGGCTGGGTCGGTATGGTGGAAAGCTAGTCCCACAGGGTTGTCGTAGGTACAGAGAGCGCAGTGGCCCCCCATGTGCCCGATAGCTCGTTTTTTGAGAGCTAGGCGCCTTTGGGAAGCTTCGAAGTTACGCTGCCAGCGCTCATCGTAGGAATCCACCCTTTGCCGGGGGGACTAATAGATCTTCGGTGTAAAGCATAAGAGATGACAGTACTATTTGGAGACCTAGCCCCACTTGTACTACATGTCGTAGGGGATTACGTCACTCAAAGTGATTGGATGGCGCAACGCAAGGTCTCCAGTTGGGGACCGGCTCTAGCGCATGGGCTAGTCTACACGATCCCTTTTGGGCTTCTCACACAATCTGTAGTAGCCCTTGCATTCATCTTCGGTACCCATGTAGTCATCGACCACTGGAGGCTCGCTCGCTATGTCTGCTGGGCAAAGAATTTCCTCTCGCCCCGAAAGGGTTGGCCCAAACCCTGGGCCATGTGTAAGGGTACAGGTTACAACCCAGAGACCCCCCCTTTCCTGGCAGTCTGGTTGATGATTATCACAGACAACCTCATGCACGTCGCTTGCAATGCGATCGCTCTAGCGTACCTATGAGACCGCCTTTCTATGCCTCCGGGCGTTAAGCACTCCTAAATCTAAGGATTCCCACATGACTCACCCCCCTTCTACGCCTCCGGGCGTTGAGCAAGTCAAACCCCTAGACGGTAAAGCCCTCATCAAAGAAGACCCCCTCCCTGAGAAGTCCGAAGGGGGTCTCTACATCCCTCGGACCGCCAAAGACGGGAAGTTCAGCACTACGGCTGAAGTCCTTGCCGTCGGTAAGGGTAAACGCCTCAAAGGTGGAGGTAGGGCTGAGGTGAGTCTCAAACCAGGGGATAAAATCATTCTCCCCAAGCACCATGGTACGGAGTTCGACTTCGATGGGGAGAAGTGCCGCATCATCGACATGGACGTAGTCGATGGGATTATCGAGGACTAGAAGTCCAATTCTATCTGGATCTCCCTACTCAACTTTTGTGGTTTCTTCGTTGGGGGGTCTGTAGGAGACCCTTCTCCCTTGACCACCAACTTGGCATTACCCGCCTCGTCCATGACGACTTTAGGAGCAGCTTCCTTGGCCTCCTTGGCCTTAGCTTCGGCGGCAGTAGCCCTACTGACAGCCTCATTGACCTGCCTCAGGATACCTCGCTGTTCGCGTTGTATCGATTCTAGCTGACGAATCAGCTCTTTGGTGTCGTATTGCTGGCCGTACCCTACTGTCAGATTCCAGATTAGTAGGGTCGTCACAGGTATGAGTCCCAGGAGGACGGCTAGGAGCATTGTCGTTGATCGACCGAACTTGAGAACCAGCACTAAGAGTACGTCTTGGATCTTGTCCAAACCCTCGATGAACTGAGACGCTATCTCTCCCGTACGCTTGATGTCCTCCGAGCTAGTCGTACTATAGCGGTCCGTGACGTCGTCGTCTCCAGAGGGTGGGGGCGCTAGTGAGTCCTCTTTTTTTTGCAGGGCTGCTTTTGCTTGTACGAACATCTCTCGAGCCTTCTTCAAGTCTTCTGGAGATATGTCCGAGAGGGTCTTGTCCATGCGGTGGGTGCTCAACGGGGTGAGCGTGTGTTTTTTCCTGGCCATCTTGGGTTCCGTCTCAGAAGGGGAGGACCTGAGCATCCTTTGGGTTCCTAGGAGGTTTGGCTGTTGAGTTTTCTTCTCTGCGTTTCAGAGAGTCGTCGGAGGCGGTCTTCTTTGAGCTTTCTAGCCAGCTCCCTCAAGTCGTCACGGTTGAGAAATGCCTCGTTGAGCTGGTTCTGAAATTCCCTCTCAGCTTCAGACCTCCCGGTATCTTTCCAAAATTTCCACCAAGACATCAGAATCCCCTCGAGGTCAATGTCGCCCCCAGGCGTACTTGCTCGTTTTTGAGGCTATCTAGTGACCTCGCTACGTTGTCCTGCGACTTCTCCAAGGTCCCAAGTGTAGTTCGGGTCAGGTCATTACTGCGAAGGACCTCGTGCGTCATGGTCGAACTGGACTTGTTCAGTTCAATAGCCAACTCCCTAACGGCCTCGTTGAGGTCGTGCAAGGCCTCCGTGTATTTTTTCTGGTCGTGAACCCGCTCGTCTTTAGACTTCAACAGATTTTTGACTGTCCAGACCAATGCGAAGATCAGTAGGACACACAGAACACCTAGGACCCCTTGCGTAAGCAGGTACTCGTAGGCTGATGTGATAGGGACTGACTCGGTCACTGTCTAAGACCGGCCATCAATGAAATTTAGGGCCTCAGACTTTTTCAAGAAATCGATCGATAAACGCCCGAAGGCTGCTTAACGCCCGGAGGCATAGAAAGCGGATGAACTGGTCGGCGCCTGCTTAACGCCCGGAGGCATAGAAAGCGGATGAACACGTTCGCTGCTGGCGGTCTACGGACGGCTTACTCTGCTTAACGCCCGGAGGCATAGAAAGCGGATGAACATCGTGAGCTCACGTCTGTCTCTGAGCTCCTGCGGATCTGCTTAACGCCCGGAGGCATAGAAAGCGGATGAACAACGTGAACGCCCTCGGCCTCCAGGTGCGACTTTCGTTCTGCTTAACGCCCGGAGGCATAGAAAGCGGATGAACCCCCTAGGGGCGTGTGGAGACGGAGCGGCGAACTATCCCTGCTTAACGCCCGGAGGCATAGAAAGCGGATGAACCCGATCGACAGGCCCCGGTGGATTCGGCTGCTTTCCTGCTTAACGCCCGGAGGCATAGAAAACGGATGAACTCAACCACTGATGTTTTCTGAGGGCTCCCTTCGTGTGCTGCTTAACGCCCGGAGGCATAGAAAGCGGATGAACAGCCGAGAGGTCAGCGTCTGTAGTGACAGCCTCCTATCTGCTTAACGCCCGGAGGCATAGAAAGCGGATGAACCGGACTTGTCTTGTACGACCGTGGAGACGGTGACGACTGCTTAACGCCCGGAGGCATAGAAA